ATGCCCACTGACCCTGCCGACCCCCAGCTCGCCTGCATCTACTGCCGCATGAGCGAAGACCGCGAAGGCGGCGGTCTCGGCATCGACCGCCAGCGCGAAGACTGCGAGAAGCTCGCCACCGAACTCGGCCTCACCGTTGTCCACACCTACACCGACAACGACCTGAGCGCCTACAGCGGCAAGCCCCGCCCCGGCTACCAACAGATGCTCGACGGCCTCCGCAACGGCCTCTACGGCACCGTCATCGCCTGGCACACCGACCGCCTCCACCGCCGACCGACGGAGCTCGAGGAGTACATCGACGTCTGCGAGCCCCGCCGTGTCCAGACACGCACCGTCAAGGCAGGCACCCTCGACCTCGCTACCGCCACCGGCCGGATGATCGCCCGGCAACTCGGCGTCCAGGCCCGCTACGAAGTCGAGCGCATGGTCGAGCGACAGCGCCGCGCCCGCGAACAGAAGGTCGGCCGCGGCGAATGGAGCGGCGGCCCCCGCCCCTACGGCTGGGAAGAAGACGGCGTCACCCCGATCCCCGAGGAGATCGCCGTCATCCGTGAGAGCGCCGAAGCGATCCTCGCCGGCGCATCCGCCCGCTCCGTCGCCGCCGACCTCAACCTGCGGAAACTCCCCACCAGCACCGGCGCCCGCTGGGAAGGCGGCAGCGTCGTCCGCATGCTGAAGCGCCCCCGCAACGCGGGCATCCTCCAGCACCGCGGCGAAGAGGCCGGCCGGTCGAAGTGGGACGCCGCCCTCGACGAGGCGACATGGCGCAGCCTCTGCGACATCTTCGCCGACCCGAGCCGCGTCTCCACCGCCCACAACGTGCGGAAGTACCTCGGCAGCGGCATCTACCAGTGCGGGGTGTGCGGGGAGGCGCTGACGTCGTTCTTCAAGCGGAAGGGCGAGCCGAAGAAGTACAAGTGCCGGAAGAACTCGTGTGTGGTGCGGGACCTGGTGCTGCTCGACAAGTGGGTGCAGACGCACCTGCTGAAGCGGCTCCAGCGTGCGGACGCGGCCGATCTGTTCGCGGGTCGTGAGCAGGACCCGGTCGACGTCCGGGGTGCGCAGGAGGACCTGCGGGCGGCCCGGAAGGATCTCGACGATCTGGCCGCGGAGTTCGGCGCCGGTGAGATCGACATGCAGGAGTGGCGGGTGGCGAGGGCTTCGGCGCGGGCCCGGAAGGAGAAAGCCGAGGCGATCCTGGCGACGGCGGTGCAGGTGAACCCCGTTGTGGGTCTCCTCGGTGTTGAGGATGTGGAAGCCGCGTGGAAGGGGTTGGATCTGTCGCGGCAGCGTGCGGTCATCGACTGGGCGATGACGGTGCGGGTGTTGCCGGCGAAGACGGGGCGTCGCCCGGGTGGCACGTACTGGGACCGGGACGCGGTGGAGATCGCCTGGAAGTGACGGTGCCCCCGGCCGTCGCCGGGGGCACCGCTGCCCATCTCCTTGCCGCCTGGGAAGCGCTCGGAGCGGGCAGTCTGTGGGGCTTCTGCCTGTGCTGTAGAAGGTTGCCCTGCGCAAGATCTCTACTCGGCGCGTCACTCGAACGTGCGCTTCGGTTGCGCGTGTTCTCGTCGTCTTACCGCCCTGGATGCCCACCGCCTACATGATCAAACAAATTAGGGTCGACCCTAATCACATTTGATCATGCTGCGGGTGGGGTGGACCAGTGCCACGTCCCACCCCGCCCGACGAGCGGGTCACCGCCCGCCGCCGCCAGGTCGGGGAGCAGATCCGCCGCGTACGCGAGCACCTGAACCTCACGCAGCTCGACGTCTGCGGCCGCTCGGGCATCGACGTCGCGACGTACAGCCGGATCGAGAACGGCCACTCCTCGCCAGTCCTCGACACCCTGATCCGCATCGCCGACGCGATGGGCGTAGAGCTCGAGGAACTCGTACGCCGTTGAGCGGCCCGCCCCCGACGGGGGACGGAGACGGGCCGCAGGGGACCGCTCCCGGCACGGCCGGCGTGGAATCGTGCCAGGAGCGGGGTCTCATCGCCGCGGTGACAACCGGGAACGAACCGTCTGGGGACCGCCGCCGTAGGGCGTCCAGTGGCCGCCCCGGCCGTCATCGTCGGAGTGGTACGGCTCGCGGCAGCAGTGCAGCTCCCGCGGCCCGAACTTCACCCAGCAGTAACCCATCTCGTGGCCGGGCAGGACCGGCCGGTCCTGATCCTCAGCCATGGCGGCGGCCTTCCTTCACGAGGCGGTACAGGACCCGGGCCGTCTCGCACACGGTGGGCTCCCCGGGCGACGGCTGCTTCCGGCAGGCCTCGCAGCCGGGCGCGTGCTCGAGGAGACCGCGGTGCGCGCGGTCGGCGACGCAGGCCGGGCAGGAGCGCGGCCACCAGCGGCCGATCGGACTGTCCAGCTCGCCGAGGTCGACGGCCGTCGCCAGCGTCAGCGGGGTCTTGTCCCAGACGCACAGGGCGCCGCGCCGCTGGTCCTCCAGGATCACGGCGGGGTCCGGCAGGACGAGGACGGCCAGCACGTCGGGCGGTATGTCGTGCGCTCTGGTCCTGGCGTCGCTCGGCATGCTGCCCCCTACGCTCGTGGTGATCCGTCTCACACATGTGACCGTAGGAGCAGCCGGAGTAGGGCAGGGGCACAGTTTGTGCCCCCTCGTTCAGGCGGCCAGCAGCCCGAGCTTGACCGCCAGTTCGGATGCGCGCCGGCGGCGGGGCTCGCTCTTCGCCTCGGTCTCCTCGAGGACGATGCGCTTGGCGTAGCCGTTGTAGCGGATCGTCTCTGGGGCGGCCTCGTGCGCCTTGTCCAGCGTGGCCAGTGCGACGTCCGGCTGTCCGTCCAGTTGGTAGCCGCGGGCCTCCTCGATCCGGTGCCGGGCCCGCCGCGGGCGGGACTTGATGACGGCCTTGTCCGCCTTCGCGGCCTGCCGCACCGACTCCCCACCCTGGTGCAGCTCCACCGCGACCGTCACCGCGTGCGCACCCATGATGGCCCGGGAGAACGAGGTGACCGGGTGGTAGTAGTCCGGCGGTAGCTTCTTCGCGGTCTTCTCCGCCTTGTCCCACCACGCCCATGCCGTGCCCGTTTCGCTGCGGCGCGCAGCCGTATAGCCAGCCTCGAACTGCAGAGCGCCAGCGATCGCCCGGACGTCGTCGGTGGCGTCGGGGAGTTGGGGTTCGAGGAAGCGGAGGACGTCCATGGTGATGGCGTCGGCGGCATCGAAGTGCGCGGGCCCGCTATCGCGGTGCGCCTGCGCGGCGAGCCAGGCGGCGACGCCGATGGCGTGTGGGTCCTCGGACTCCTGCGCCGCGATGAGGCCGCGCTCGGCGACGCGCCACAGCAGGGCGGCGTCCGGCTGGTACGCCACGAAGAACTGCGACAGCGAGTAGACCTCGGCGAGGATCGCGTGCGCAGCCCGCCGCTCCGCGCTGCTCTCGGCCTGCCGCACGGCGGCCTGCGCGTCCCGGATCAGATCGGGCAGCAGCGCGCCCACCACGTCGCGGTGGTTCGGGGCCTCGTGCCGAGCAGTCCAGGCGCGGGCCAGCCGCGCGCGAAGGTGCGCGGCCGGCGGTGCTTCGCGGCGGGCGCCGAGCGGGAAGGCGTCCACGGCCGCCTTCACCGCGGGCAAGCGCGGGTGGCCGGGGCCGGTGAAGAGGTCGACGCTGACGGACTGGTCCCCGGTCAGGTCGGACAGGTCCCGGACCCGGAGGATCTCGGCCAGCCGCAGCACAACCTCGAGCTTCGGTGTCTTCAGCCGCCCGGTCTCCACGCCCTTCACCCAGGAGCCAGATCGGCCGGCGAGCCCGCCGAGCTGCTCGCGCGTCAACCCGCGGCGGGTGCGAAGGATCTGGAGACGTTGTCCGAAGACCAGCGGGTCGGTGTACGGGTCCGGGGTAGCATCAGATGGCACGGTCTCGCCCCTCTCTTACAGCTTCGTCACTGTCAGGGTATGGGGCGGGACCCTTTTCTGTGGCGGCTCTGGTTCGAGATCGCCCGGGCAAGACGAAACGGCCCCCACCGCCCGAAGGCGATGGGGGCCAAGCTCTCACGGGTACTGCCGGCGGTTCGGGTCCAGCGCCAGAGCGAGCGGCCCCGGAGTCTCTGAGCTCTCGCCGTCTTCGGCCGGGTTGTCCCGGCGGCACACCAGCGCATCCGGGTCATCCGGCGGTGGCTGGAGACTGTAGCCCGCCGGGCAGTTCGGTCCCGCCGGGCCGGGCTCGCCGCGCGGCCCCTGCTCCCCCTGCGGTCCGGCCGGACCCGCGGGCCCCGCTGGCCCGGCCGGGCCGGGCTCGCCCTGCGGTCCCTGTGCCCCGTCCGTGCCGTCGGCGCCGGCCGCACCAGGCTCGCCCGCCTCGCCGGGCGCCCCGTCCGTGCCGTCCTCGCCCGGGGTGCCGTCCTCCCCGGCAGGCCCCGGCGACCCGTTCCGCCCCGGGCGCCCCGGGTCCCCCTTCGGGCCCGGGATCGGCACCGGCACCTCCGCCCGCTGAGGCAGATCGTCGACAGCAGTCGCCGGATCCGGCGCCGCCGGCGTCTTGCCCTCCGCGGACACCTGCGCGCGCAGCAACCGCACGTCTCCGGCCAACGTACTCACGGCGTCGCCGCGCTTGTTGGCCTCGGCAGCCAGCTCGTCCGCCCGCCGGGCCTCCGAGTTGATCCGTAGCCACACCAGGACCACCGCCCCAGCCAGCACCAGCAGTACCGCAGCGACCGCCAGCGACCGCCAGCGTTGCGCAAGGACAGGCTGACCATGACGACTCACGTGGGCTGTCCCCCTAGCGCGGTGATCCGCTCGCGTAGCTGCTGGTTCTCGTTGGTGAGCTCCGCGATCCGCGCCTGGAGGGCGGCCTTGTCGGCGCGTTCGGAGGCGAGTTCCGCGTAGGCGGCTGCGAGGAGCCGTTCGTTCTCGGCGACGCGGTCGCGTAGCTGCGCCCGTTCCTCTTGGAGGTTGTCGACGAGGGTCGAGTAGCCGCCGAGGACGGCGCCTGACTGGCTGGCCGCGTTGGCGCCGCGGTGCCCGATGAGCGCGGCGCCAGCGGCTGCGAGCCCGACGACGATGGTTCCGACGGCGCCGAGCGTCGCAGCGTCCACGGGCGTCCTCCGATGGTGCAGTGAGGGATGGTGCGCGAGAGGCGGTGGACGGCTGCTGACCGTGCCACCGCGTCCCGCATCAGACGCCCTTGGCCAGGCTCGCTGAGTTCTTGGTGCCGAAGGCGCGTGCCAGCATCCCCTTGATCAGGGACCCGGCGGCCGCGATCCCGGCGGCCGCCATGGTCTGCCAGAACGTCGCGTGGAACATGTCGGCCGGGCCCGCTGCCACGGCGACACCGCCAGCCGCGACGACGGCAGTGGACAGGGTGCGCTCGGCGAGGTCGCGGCCGTAGGAGGCGGCGGTCTTCACGACGGTCTCACCGTCGAAGTGCAGCTCGGGCATGGGTCAGGACTCCTTCTTGAGGGCGGCGATGTCGGCGCGCAGCGCGGCGACGTCCTTGCGAAGCGCGGCGAGCGCGGCGGGCAGGCCGGCCACCGCGTTGTAGATCGAGCGGATGTAACTGGACGCCGTCCAGCGCGGGTTCTTCTTCACGTCCGGCGCGAACGACGGTGCCGGAAGCTTGTCGGTGTCCCAGGTCGCGTCGAAGACGTCGCCCTTGTCCATGTCGAGATCCTCCTTGGGAGTGCTGGGCGTGCTGGGTTTCCAGTTGCTGCTGGGGTTGCTGTGGAGGCGGTCGGCGATGCGGGCGCGCATCGACGCCATGGTGAAGCCGCGGGGGTCGACCTTGCCGGGCTGCCACTCGAGGTGGCCGATCACCGACCGTTCGTTCCAGCCGTGGTGACGGCAGATCGCGGCGGCCGCGCGCTCGATCGCCTCGAGCTGGACGGCCGGCCATGGGTCCTTGCCGTCGCCGAGGTTCTCGCATTCGAAGCCGTAGAAGTGCCGGTTGCCGTCGGTGTTCGCCTCGTTGTCGGCGGGCAGCGGCTTCTCGTTGACGACGGCGCGCAGTACGTCGTCGTCGCCGAGGCCGGCGTGGTTGGCGCGGCCGTAGCCGACCAGGTGCACGCGGCCGTCCTTGGTGATGACGCCGTGGCACAGCGGGCCGGGCAGGCTGGCGTAGCCGTGGCGGCAGATGTCGACGGTCCGGGCGCTGCCCCTGGTGACGGTGTGGTGGATCATCACCCCGTTGACGGGGCCCCAGGCGCCCTTGTGGTTGCGGTTGTGGTCGCGCCAGTCGCCCACCTCGACGACGGTCAGGCCCTCGTCTCGCAGCGCCTTGACGAACGCCGACGCGGACATGGGTGTGGCCATAGGGCCTCCAGATGAGAAAGGCCCCGGGCCAGGACGGCGCGGGGCAGAGACGAGCGAGGACGGGTCAGGGGGCGGCCTCGTAGGTGCCCCAGAACCGCAGCGACGACCCGGTGTCCCACGACCACGGAGTAGCCGCGTCGATCAGGCCCGCGCCCGACACGGTGCTGATGGCGTTGATGTTGCCGCCGGACATCTCGAACTCGAACGTCTGGGTAGTCGTCAGCCGGACGCGGATCGGCTGCCGGGTGCCCGCACCCGCCCCGTATCCGGACGGGGGGTTGTTCCGCTGGATCTCGCCCGAGCCGCACCCGCCGATCGTCGACGCGGCCGGGACCGGGGTAGAGAGCCGCCAGTTGTCCGTGCCCGACCCGAAGTTCGTCAGCGCTCCGAAGACGATGTCGACCCGGAAGTGCACGGTGAGCGCGGACTGCGCCCACCGCGCGGACACGCTCGCGTCCCCGAACGACGGTGTCGACGCGCCGGACGTCGTCCAGACCGGCGTCCAGTCCCCCCACGTGGGCGAGATCGACGCGAGCCGACTCTGACTGATGATCATGCCTGGCTGCCAGGGCTCATACGGCACGAGATACCTCCTACAGGGCGAGTCGGGCCGGTGCGGCCAGGGACAAGTCGGTGCCCACGGCGTGGGCCTTGACGATCCCGCTCAGTGACCGCTCCACGGTCATCAGCTGCGGGGTGATCACCCGAAAATCGTCGTACCGCACCTGGGGGTTGGCGTTCGTGTTGCCGCCGAAGGTGCTGGCCGTGACCCCAACCTCGCCGGACGGAATCGGATCCGCAGTGATCGTCTGGTCCGCGTACCACACGGTCGGCTCCTGCTGCCCGTCCGGCCACACCCGCAACTGCACGCGGTCCCCGGTCAGCCGGGCCCGCACCCAGAACCAGGCGCCCGCCGTGTACGTGAACGGCAGCGTGGTACTCCCGCCGACCTGCGTGTAGGCGCGGGTCACCTCAGCCGTCATGGCCCCGCCCGGGTTGAAGCGGACCCGAGCCCGGTAGAAGGTGTCGTTGCCGGTGTAGCGCAGCAGGATCGACGGAATGATCCCCGACCCCGTCGCCACCTGGCTGACACTCATCCGCGTGAGGACTTCGCAGTCGGTGATCTGCGAGACGATCCGCTGGAAACGGGCCGTGTCCTTCACCGACGCCAGCGTGATCGTGGCGACGCCGCCGGACACCGCCCGGTCCGAGTCGGAGCCGAGCGCCCCGACCCACGTGAACCCGCAGTCGGCCACCCCCCAGCCGTTGCTGACGGTCCGGCCGAACGCGTCGTAGGCGGCCGGAACGCACGCAGTCACCCGCGCCGTCTCCCCGCCGAAGCGCACGTCGAAGGGGAACTCGGCCGGGTACGTGGGTGCCGGGCCCGCCGACGCGATCCACGGCAGCGCGCCCGAGGGCCCGGGTGCCGGGGTGTGAACCAGCAGCTGCCCGTCCGTCGAGGTGGACGGCAGGGCCAGGCTGGAGCCGCCGGCATCGACGTCGACCCGGCCCCGCTCGGTGTCGCCGACCACGCCGACTTGCCACGGTCCGGCCGGCACGCAGTCGTACGTGATGGTCCACGTACGAGGCAGCAGCGTCTCCTTCAGCCCGCGGACCATCAGGTCCACGTCGTCCGGCGCCACCCAGGTGGGCATGTTGACCAGCCGGATGACGTCGCCCTCACGCAGGGCCAGCACCGCCGGGATCAGGTCCGGGTGGCGGTGCAGGTTGATCGTGACGGCCGGGTAGCGGGGCTCGTCCCAGGTTCCCAGGTGCAGCTCCCAGTACGCCTTACCCTCGGTCTGCTCGTCGGTGGCCAGCGACAGGGTGATGGAGTCGTCGTAGACGCCGACCCCGTCCGGCGGGTCGAGGACCGACAGTGGACCGGAGGCGAGGACCACCCGGGTGGACCCGCCCTGGTCACGGGTGACCTTGACGTCGTTGCGGATGCTGGTGTCGTCGTCGACCGGCTCCAGCGGCGCAGCAATCTGCCCCTGCGCGTAGTCCAGCACCAGCGCGGGCTCCTGCGAGTACAGCGTCGACCGGGGCCGGTACAGCAGCCGCAGCGCCGTCTGGTCCTCGGTCAGCAGGCCACCGTCCGAGTCTGCGGCCGTCCTCACCAAGTCGAGGACCGGTGACAGTTTCTGGTAGCCGACCGGGTCTGTCTTTGCCGGGTCTCCGGTCAGGGTGACGGGGATGCCTTCCTCGTCGGCCAGGCGCAGCATGCGGGCCCCGGCCGTCTCCCCGGACCACGCGTTGATGGCGTTGTCGTAGGCGACGGGGTCGTACTCGTCCCATGCCGAGATGTGCCCGATGCCCATGCCCTGGAGGTTCGCGGAGTAGCCGCCGGGTGGGGAGGCGACTCCGGTCGGCCGGCCGGTGACGCCGGGCAGGGTGTTCGAGTAGTTCATGGCCTCGCCGTCTATGTCCTGCCAGACGAGGATGAACCGCGCGTTGCCGCCCGACTCCTGCTGCATCGTGAACCGGGACTTGAGCCACTTGCCGAAGATGCGGGTGCCGGTCAGGATCGTGCGGTCGACGAGGGTTTCGCCCTCGCGCCCGAGCCCGAGGATGCGGGAGTCGTCCGGCCCGAACTGGATGTACCAGTCCCTCACGGTGCCGGTCGAGCGGATCAGTAGGACCGTCTGTCGGGCGGCTGGGGCCTGCGGCAGGTGGTACATCCAGATGACCGACCAGACGGGCAGGCTGTCCCACGAGTAGTTGCGGACCATGCCGGACAGGTGCGACAGGTTCCCGGACTGGGATCCGACCGTGGGCAGCGGCGCCGACGACGGCAGTGACGAGTCGGCGGCCCAGTTCGCCTGGCTGAAGCTGAGCGGGTCGATCCCCGCCACCGGCGAGTACGCCTTCGTGGCGTCCTGCCCCTCCTCCATGGGCCAGTACGCCATCGGCTCGTAGGACGGGATGCGGTGCCGAAGCGCACTGTCGACAGGCTTGGTCCCCCGGCCCAGACGGCGCAAGATGCCGGCGGCCTGCACGGGCACCCACGCGTCCGCGCCAGACGGTACCCACTTCTGCGGCCACTCGCTGATCTCGCCGACGAAGCGGGTCGCGCGGTCGCTGATGGCAGCGCCCCCCTGGACAGACCAGGCCAGACCGGTGCCGTCTGTGAAGGGAGCATCGCCGAGAGGCAGCGCAGCGCAGTCCACGTCGGCGACCACAGCCCCATCAATGCCGGAGCGGAGCTGGAAGGCGTAGACGTGGACGCCAGTGGGAAGGGAGTGCAGTCCTGCCGTGACGTCGCCGATCGCCAGCGGTGCCGACGTACTGAACAGAGGGCTGGCGACGCCGCTGCTCGTGGCGTCGCCGAGCTGTGTCCAGGGCCCGTCGACGGACGGGCCAATGTAGTGGGTGTACGTGCTGGTGGCGCTGTCGTAGGTGGAGCGGAGTCCCGTACGTGTGAGGGGTACGGGGTCTGTGGAGGTCCACTCGAGGATGGCTGTGCCGTCGGCGCTGGTGCGGAAGACGATGCCGCCGGTGGGGCCGATCATCATGAGCCACGACCGCAGGGGTCCGCTGGAGTCGTACTTCCCGCACAGGTCGATCGTCTGCCCAGGCACCCACGCGGACAGGTCCACCTCGACGCGTACGTCGATGCTGCCGGTGATGTCCACGGCCGGACTGTTCGGGGTGGTGGCGCCCGACCCGGCTACGTCGGTGAGGAGCAGGTGGCGCGGGCCGCCAGGCATGGTCAGGCGTACGCGCGTGTTGCGGCCGATCTTCCCGTAGTACGGGCTCATGGGGTTGCGCGGCGAGTACTTGCCGTCCTTGTTGTTGATCGTCATCGGCACCGAGGCAGGGTCAGCGACGGCGCCCTCGTTGCGGATACCCCGCTGGTGAGTGATCGGGGAGCGGGTGTAGACGTCCTTCGTGAAGTCCGTCCACACCCCCTCGACCAACATCTCCGCGGTGAGACCCAGCGGCTCCTCGGGGAACGCCACGTTTACCTCCCCAGCACGAGTTGTACGTCGCCGCCGCTGACGCCGACACGGTCACGAATGGTCTTGATCATCAGGTCGCCCCACGCATCACCCGCCGTGATCCGTACAGGGTTCGAACTCGAGCCGGGACGCCCGCTCCCGCCGCCTACCGCCGAGCCGACCGCGCCGGCGTACGAAGCAGAAGGCGTTGGCGTGCTCACGAGATTCGCCATCGTCCGGTCGACCTCGCCCTGCGTCGACTCGATACCCGCCACGATGCCCCGCGGGATCCACCGACCGACCTGCTTCGCCATCACCTTCGACGGGCTGGCGATACCGAGGGCCTTGGCGATCGGCCCCGGGATCAGGTTCTTGGCCCAGCTGATCAGCGTCGAACGCAACCAGCTGCCCATGGACTTGATGCCGTTCCACAGCCCGCGGACCACGTCACGGCCCTTGCTGACCAGCAGGGACCCAAGGTTCCCGATCGCGCGGGCGATCCGCCCGGGCAGTCCACGCACCCACGAGATCATGGACGTGACCTTCGCTGCCGCAGCGTCCCTGAACCGCTGGAAGTAGCGCGTCGCCGCGTTCCACAGAGTCGACGAGAGGCCCGCGATCGCCGAGCCGATCCGGCCCGGCAGGCCCTTCGCCCAGTTGACCAGGGCTGTCATCTTCTGGACGGCCCAGTCCTTCGCCTGACCGAACCACTTCGAGATCTTGCCGGGGATGGAGCCGAGCCAGCCGATCGCGGCAAGGATGCCGTCCTTCGCGGCGACGAGCTTGGCGACGACCCAGTCCCAGGCCATCATCGTGTACATCTTGATCTCGTCCCAGTACAGGACGATGAGGATCACCAGCCCGGCGACCGCTGCCGCGATACCAGCGATGATCCAGAACATGGGGTTGGCGAGCATCGCGCTGTTCATCGCCCACACGCCGAGCGCCGCCAGCGAGAACGCGGCACCCAGCGCCGTCACCCCGGCAGCCGCCGCGAGGAACACGCCCGAGTGCTCCTGGACGAAGGAGAACACCTTCTCCAGCCGGGGGATCACCTCGGTGCCGAGGAACTCCACGAGGTTCTGCTGCATCGTGTTCTTGAACGCGGTCACCTTCGCGCCGGCGTTGTCCCGCAGCCCGGTGCCCAGCTTGTCCGCCGCGCCTTCCGCGCCGCCCATCGCCGCGGACGCCTTGTCCACGTCCAGCGCGAACAGGGCCGCGCCCAAGTCCTCGCCAGGGCCGCCGAACAACTCCTGCACGGCCTGCTTCACGCCGGCCGTCTCCGGGCCCATCTCGACCAGGGCGTCGATGACCTGGTCCATGGCCTTCTCGCCCTTGGCGCCGCCCGCAGCCATGTCGTCCATGATCTGCTTGGAGTTCAGGCCGATACTCTTCAGCGCATCCATGGATCCCTTGGCCCCGGACGTGACGCGGAGGTTCAGCTCCTTGAAAGCGTCGGCGATCTTGTCGGTGTCCTGGACCCAGCCCCCCTCGATGCCCTGCCGGATCAGGCCGAGAGCGGTCTGACCGGACAGGCCGGCCGTCTTGAAGATCGGCCCGTACTCCCGGAACGTCTCCGCGAGGTCCTCGCCTGCGGGGCCGAGGCCGGTCATGCCCTTCGTGAGGAGGTCGAACGCGGCCTTCGAGTCCTTCGCCAGACCGTTCTTCACCGCCGACCCGGCCGCCTGCGCGGCCAACGACACATCGATCTCGAACGAGTTGGCTAGGTCGGCGGCGTTCGCGGCGATCGACTGGATCTGCTTGTTCGTCGCCCCCGGCGGCAGCAGCCCCGACCCCGCGATCGCCCTGATCGTGTCCGCGCCCTGCTGGAAGTCGGTGACGATCGCCTCCTTGAACAACTGCCCGGCGATCTTGCCGTACTGCTGCGCCACCGCCGGCGTCGTCCCCAGCTGCGCGCCGAGCCGCGCCGTGATCTGCGACTGGTCGAGGGCCTCCTGCATCGACGACATGAGGATCGCCCCGGCCGCGAGCCCGACACCAGCCGCGGCCAGCTGGAGGCTGCCCTTCAGGCGGTCGCCGATCGTCTGCCCGGCCTCGTCGGCGCCTTCCCCGCCGGAGTCTGCGAGGCCGTCACCGAGGGCGTCCCCCGCGTCGCCACCGGCCCGGCGCGCCGCGGCGGTGGCGTCGTCGCCGGCCGCGCGGACCGCTGACACGAACCGGCCCCGCAGGTCCCGGATACGGCCGTCGGCGCCACGGACGTAGCCTTCGCCGAGCTGCTGCCCGGCCTGCTGGCCCGCGTTGTCGGCGTCGGAGGCCATGCGCTGCCCGGAGGCCCGCATGGCTCCCTCGGCGCGACGGAGCGCGGTGGGCACTCCGTCGGCGTTCAGCGAGATCATGCCTGTGAGTTCACCGACGACGAGAGCCACGGCTACCTCCTCCGTCTGGATTGCTTGGGTGGGGGAGGTGCGAAGTGCCGCGAGACGCGGGACTCTGCGGAGACGAGGCCGTAGAGGCGGGTCTGGAACCAGCGCCACGACCGGCGGTCCAGCAGTCCGTCGTCGTTGAGGTCGAGGGCGTAGGTGTCCTGGAAGTCGGCCTCGACCAGCGGCCACTGCTCCAGCAGGTCGGTGCGGGTTACCCGCTTGCCCTGCTGCCGCGCTTGCGACGCCGGGGGGAGCCCGCCTTCGTACCACTCGTAGAGCCCCGTGACCGGGTCCCGTTCGCCGCGGCCGACGCCGAGGGCGCTGACCTCTGCTGGCGACGGGCTTCCCGATTCGGGGCCAAGAGAGAAGGGTCGCCGCCCGAGTGCCAGAACTTGGCGGCGGTCTCCCGATCGTTGAGGACCCACACCATCGTGGTCATGGCGACGTGCCGGAAGCGGGTCCAGGACAGATCGGCGGCGATCTCGTCGTGGACGGGACCGAGGACGAGCCGATACAGGTCGCGTTCCTCGCTATCGTCGAGGACGCCCTCGTCAGGCTCAGTGCCGTTGAGGTAGAGCTTCGCGGCCATCTTCGTGATCTGCTCGACGCGCAGGCCCGCGCGGGCGGACGGCGATGGGATGCGGTAGACGCGGGTCTGCCCGCCCTCGGTGAGGACGGGCAGCTCCAGGTAGTCGTCGAGGAAGTCGCCGAGGGCCTCGAACTGGGCGGCCATCAGCTCCCTGCCAGCGGGTTGTCGATCTGGGTGCGGGGGCCGTCGCCGGTGAACGTGATCTCGACCTCGCCGAGGGCGGAGTACTCGCCGCCCGCGGGTGCCCAGGTGGGGATGGCCTTGCCCTCGTACGCCTCGGGGAGGCCCTGCCGGTTCATCCACCGCAGGGGCACGAGGTTTGCCTCGCCGTACTCGTCGGACGCCACACGGATCGCCTCGTGGACGGGGTGGTACACCTTCTGCGCCTTGTTCGCCTTGCGGCGGATCGTGACCGACAGCTCCCAGGCCTGCGCGGTCTTCGTGTTTCCGGCCCAGCCGTCCGAGTCGTAGTCGCTGGAGTCCTCGATGTTGGGCTCGGCCGACGGCTGGAACTCGCGGACGCCCGGGCAGAGCTGCCAGTCCGGAGCCTCGTCGGTGCCCATGTTCACTTCGAGCCGCCACTCGCGTGCCAGCTCGGTCTCGGTGGTCTCGACAGGAGTCGACATCAGGCCCTCCTCAGGGGTTCAGGTGAGGTCCGGTCCGCACGGTCCGGAAGTAGTAGTTGCCGACCAGCTCCATGCGGCCGCGCGTGTCCTGGCCGATCCACGCCTGCGAGTTGCGCCAGGAGATCTCCACCCACACCCCGCGCAGCAGGTAGCTACGCCGGTTGTGGAGGACGTTGAAGACGTCGTCGGCCAGCGCGACGAGCCCGGTCGCGTCCGTGCCCCAGCGCATGCGCGCCTGGATGCCGGTGACCGAGTCGGTGCTGTCGTCGTCGGCCACCGGGTACGGGGTCAGGCCCAGCACCCGGTCGGGGCCGTCCGGGACCTTGCCGAGGACGATGCCCGTCACGTCGGCCGGCAGGACCGCGTCCGGGGCGAACGTGCCGACCCCCTCGGCGTCGAGGAGCTCGGCGACGCCCCGGAACAGATCAGCGTCGTGGGTACTCACCGCAGGGCCCGCCTCAGCTCCGCAGCGATGAGCCGCTGCACCGGCCCGCGGTTCGCGTTCAGTGGCTGTTCCAGGTACTTAGCCTGCCTGCCGGGCGCGTGCCGCCAGTCCAGCTCCTCGTGCTGGCGGACGGCATACGGGGTGTCGTAGGCGACGGCGGCCGTCAGGTCGCCCTCGTCGACGCTGGCCGTGCCCGAGTTCTGGAGCGGCCCCTCGTCGAGGGGGACGACCGCCTGGGACTCGGCCAGCACGTGCTCGGCGGCCAGGAGCAGGCCGCGGGCGGCGGCGGCGCGGAGGTTCCGCTCGACCGCTGCCCCGTTGAAGTCGAGTCGGAAACGCTGCGCCACGACAGCCCCCTTACTGGAGTTGGATCTCCACGTGGTCCGGTGTGGGCAGGCCGCCGCCGTCGCGGGACAGAGCGGCGATGACCGTGGTGACGCGGCCGGAGGGGAGCGTCACGCGGGACAGCGGCGGCGCCGTCACCCCGGGCGCTGTGTAGGCCGTCGACGAGGAGGTGACCTGCTCGCCTCCGGCTGAGACCACGGCGCGGGTCTGCTCGTCGACGAACGCACGCACCTGCTGCGCCGCCCCGTACAGGGCGCCGGTGCTGGAGTCCCCCAGGTACGGCTCGATGATGATGCGGTGGCGTAGCAGCCAGCCTGGGACGCGGCTCACCAGGGCACCGTCAGCGCGCCGATGTACAGCTTGTCGTGGAGGTGCGGGGCGCGGAGTTCGTCGGCGACCTGCGGGGCGATCTGCCGGGCCGCCGAGTCGTCGCCCGACACGCTGGTCACGGAGCGGCCGAGGTTCACCGAGCCGATCGCTACCGATCCGTATCCGACCCCGGCCGCGCCGGTGCTGTCGCCGACCTCGTCCCACCAGGCGACCTGCGCGCACACCGCCCGAGCGATCGCCTTGGCGACGTCCGGGTCGGAGGGCATGCCCTCGTCGTCGACGTCATACCGGCAGTACGCGAGGACGCGGGTCTCCAGCATCAGGGACGCGTCCGCGAGGAGTCCGGGGGCGTTGAGCGGCGGTGCGGCTCGCAGGTAGTTCGCGAGGTCGGTCGTCGTCGCGTAGGTGCGCGCGTCCGCGCTCACGCCCGGGGTGGGGGCGACGGCGATCTGCTCGTTCTCGACCGAGGCGCCCGTGCCGGTCACGGTCCAGTGCAGCAGCCAGACTCCAGCCGCCGTGTACGTGAGTGGCGCCGTCCACGTCTGGCCGCCGTCCTCGCTCGAGGTGACCGGCGTCGACAGACTGCCGTCCGGAGCGGTCACCGTCAACGCGGCCTGGGTGGTCCCGTCGTACGGCGCCACCACGAGCTGCGCGGTGACCACGTCTCCCACGTCAGGCATCAGCCACCTCCAGTGGATGTCGCGGCCAGCGAAGGGCCGACAGTCGAAGCGGTGAGGGACGGCCCGGCGACCGACGGCTCCAGCCTCGGACCGCCCGACGAGGGCGTGAGCTGGTCGGCCGGCCGTTCCTTCATGCCCGCGACCGGGCCCGCCCGGTCCGTGCCGAGCGCTGCGCGGAGGCGGCGGGTCTGGAACGGCTGCCGGATCAGGCCGCCAGCCTCTGCGCAACCAGCCCGGTGGAGCAGCCGGTGCTTTCGGGCTGTGGTCGTGGCGGCCTGCTCGGTGCAGCGCGCTACGCCGAGAGGCAGCGCCTTGCCCGCAGCCACCTCGACAGCACGGTCCGCCGACGACGCGACGCCAACCGGGACCTTGTGGCCGGCGGCGAGCGCGGCGCTGGCCTCTGCCGCGCGCGCAGTGCCGACCGGGAGCCGCTTGGACAGCGGGAGCCGGTTGGCGTCGTCGGTGCTCCAGGCGGCGCCGATGTCGCCGGAGGAACGGAGGTGCAGCACGCGGGCACGGGCGCGGGCGGTGGCCGTGCCCAGCGTCAGCCGTTTCCTCAGCGTCAGCGTGCCCACGGTCGCCTGCTCGCGTGCGGCCGTCAGCTCCTGCGCCCGGGCCACGGCAAGGGGCTGCGCCCTGTCTGCTGCGGCCGCAGTCGTGAAGGGGCTGGTCTTGGCCGCGGTGACCGGCAGCGCATCGTCCACGGCCCCCGCTCGGCCGGTGGAGGTGGTCTTGCTGCCGGTCACCGGCTGCCCGCTGTCCACCGTGCGGGCGTCTGAGAGCCGGATTTCCCCGAGGCTGGTCAGGGCTCGTGCCTGCTCGCCGCCGACCGCCGGGCCAAGGCCAGCGCCCTTGACGGCAGCTGCCGGTCCGGCGGCTGTTCCCTCTGCCGCGGGGCCCAGCACCATTCCGCGTGCGTGCCCGACAGAACCCGCGCCGGCGGATTCCCGGGCCGGGCCTACCGTCGCCGTACGCGCATGCCCGGCCAGTCCGCCGGTCGACTGCTCGACGGCCGCCCCCAGCACGATGTGCCGCACGCCCGTAACCGTGCCAGCCGTATCCGCTGTACCAGCAGCCGTCAGCGCGGTGGCCTTCGCTGTGCTGTACGAGGCGGCGCCAGCCTGCCCGCCGGCCGTACCGATCGGCGCCACCACTACGGGCGGGATCACGTTGACGTCATCGAACTCCGCGACGTTCGCCGTGCCGTCGTCGCGGTGCGCGATGAGCTGCACCTGGAGCGTCGGGTCAGACACCCAGGCGGGCGCCGGGCTGGTACGGCGGGTCGTCCACGTGTTGCCGTCGGGGCTGGTCTCCCACATCAGGTCGGTGCCGGTCTGCCGGATACGCAGGTACGCGTGCTCCACAGGGTCGTACGGGATGGAGAGGTACTCGGGGTCGAAGTAGCCGACCCGCAGGGCCATGCCGAGAGTGCCGGGGACCGCGTTGTACTCGGCGACGAGGTCGGTCCCCGCGGTGCCGGTCTGAATGAGGAGCTGAGTCCAGCAGGCGACCAGCGCATCACCGAGCGGTGCCGGGTACATGCGGACGGACAGCTGGGAGTTCCGCAGGGTGTAGATCTTCCCGGAGGCGTAGGCGGCGTAGTCCAGGCCGCACGGCACCTGGGCGCGGCCGTCTGCCTCGGTGACGCCGCCGTACGAGTCGGGCCACAGCTCGGTGTCGAGGATGTTGTCGTTGAAGTCGTCGACGAGGTCGGCGGTGGGGGTTGCGATCCGGCCGGGCAGGGGTCCGGCGGTGGTGGTTTCGCTGGCGGGGGCGAGCGCGATGACGGGCATGGCGTTCGCCCCCCTTCCCCTTATGCGGCGTTCTCGGAGATGGCGATGCCGCCGGCGCCGACGGATGCGGTGATCGACGTGCCGTCCGGGGTGACCACGAAGTCGTGCAGCGTGAGCGGCAGCAGGTCCGCGTCCGTTCCGGCCCCGGTCGGGTCGAACACGATGACGATCTTTCCCGTGGGGTTGCCCGTCGCGTCCGCCCACACCAGGTCCCCGGCCGTCCACGACGTCTTGTTTCCGGTGTCGTCCACGGTCACCGTGACCCCGGTCAGCGTTTTGCGGCCCATCACCGTCTGCTCGTTGCTGGCTCCGGCGAGGAGCGCGGCGAGCGTGTCGTAGTCCTGGAGCGCGTCGTCGCCCTCCAGGCCTGTGGCTTCCAGCACCACGGCGACGAGCTGCGCACCGCCCGTGCCGGCCTGGGCCTGCGCCGCGTAGTGGACGTGGCGGCCCTTCCCGAAGTTCGTGACGAGGTCAGCCATCGGTGGTCTCCTTGCCGTAGCGGTCGATCAGCTCGGCCTTCGTGAGCGTCGCGACCTCGGCGGCCTCCTCGGTGCCCTGTGCGCGCGAGGTGGCGTACTCGATCCACGCGGCCTTGGGGGCCTGCTGCGAGGGCCGCTCCGGCGGGACTGTCACCGGGGAAGGCTGCTCCTCCGGCTCCGGTGCGGGGGCGGCGATGCGCTCCCAGTTCGGGAGCATCTCCAGCCGGGCGTTGGGCTGCGGGTACTCCACCTCGTCCCCGGTGTTGCCGTTGCGGTACCTGTACGTCATCGGTGATCCCTCCAGCGGGGTCGGACAGAAGGTGGCGACCAGCGCCCGCATCTGCGAGACCTGGCCAGAGGCCGCCTGGTAGCGGCGGTAGCGGGCGAGTGACGCTGTCGAGCCGACTGCGCGGGAGCGGCGCGGGGCGGGCGGGTGCCACAGGTGCGTGAGGTCGGCGGTGCCGCGCCACATCGGCCCGGCGAGCGTGGTGAGGGCGAGCGCCCACGCCTGGTCTTCCTGCCCCCAGCCCTCGAAGTGCGGGTCCATGGGGACGCCGGTGAGGACGTCGCGGGCGAGGACGACGAGGCCGCCGCCGGGCATGCCCGGGTGGGTCTCCTGTGTGGGCTGTCCGTCGAGCGGGGCGCCGTCGAGGACCGCACGGGTGGCGTCCTCGGTGAGGCGGCGCACCAGCTGATGCGGCATCGCCCACCGCGCCCGCCCGCCGGCCACCGCGTTGACGGCGGCAGGGATGCCGTCCGACCAGACGTCGGCGTCGGCAACGACCAGGACGTCAGCATCGGTCTGCCGGAGAGCGTCGGCGACGGCCGCGCCCTTGGACCAGGGCCCGTCCGGCGGGCTGCCGGTGACGATCTGCCAGTCCGGCCAGCGCGCCCACTGCCGTCGCACCCAGGCCCATACGGTCTGGCGGGGGCCGCCGTCGGCACGCCACGGTACGAGGATGGCCACGGTCACGATCGGGGCCGGTAGAAGACGACGTCGCGGACCTCGGCGTTGCGCGGCGGCAGGCCTCGGCCGCGGCCCCACTCGGACACCCAGTCGTAGTCGCGGACCCAGCGGGCGACCTCGGTGAACCCGTGGCTCGCGGCGAGGTTGGCGACATCCCGGTAGGGGCTGGCCATGGTGGGGTCGTCGACGGTGCAGGTCTCGACGATGAGGAGGCTCAGCGACGGCCACGGGGCTGCGGCGAGGACGTCCAGCTCTCGGCCCTGCGCGTCGATCACTGCGGCGTCGGCGGTGGGGGCGAGGTCGTCGAGGCGGCGGACGTCCACGTCGATCGTGTCCGCGACGCGGTCGATGTCCTGCGGTGCGGCGAGGGTGGAGAGGTTGGTGCGGGCCATGATGTGCAGCTGCTCGCGGCCGGGCTGGCTGCCGCACGCGCACTGGTGCACCAGCGCCTCCGGGTACGCCCGGTGCAGGCGCGCGGCCAGCGCAGGGATCGGCTCGACAAGAGTGATCTGCCCGATGCCCGCCTCCCGGTAGAACGGCATCTCCTGGCCCTCGTGGGCGCCGACGTGCACCAGATGGGCCGGTGTCCATTCGAGCTGCTTCAGCAGGGCGGGCAGGGCCCTCATGACGTTGCCCACGGGGCGGGTCCTTCCCGGGTTGCTGGGTGCCGCGCATAGTCGCGCGGGGTGTCGATGTCGTCGGTCCAGTCGTGGATCTCGGAGAAGCACGCCGGGTTCACCGTGTGCCGGTCGAGCGGGGTCCGCTGCCACGCCCGGAGCAGCATCCAGCCCGGGGGCCGGGTGACGGTGCCGGCCGCGCGAGTCTCGTGGACGACGGCGAGGTGGGCGTCCAGGCGGGTGTGCTGGCTGGGCCACCAGGAGGCGGCGAAGATCTCGCCGTACGGGGTGCCGGTGATGAGGCTGCCGTGGGAGCGGCCGAACACCCGGTAGGTGTGCGCCCGCCAGGCGGCGATCGTGGCCATGGCGGCGTCGGTGAAGTAGACGTCGCCGAGCAGCAGCACGGTTCGGCCGCGCGGGTTCCACAGGTCGCGGGTGGCCGCGTACTCGGAGGGTGCGCGGCCGTCCTGCTCGTGCAGGGTGGTGCCGGGGATCTTGTACCGGTGGTCTCCGGCGGGCGCGGTGATGTGGACGTCGTCGCTGATCTCCCGGGCCTGGCCGACGGTGCGGTACAGCAGCGGCACTCCGTGATGGGTGCGGAGCGGCACCAGGTGCGACGGCACCCCCAGGTGGGCGCCCCACTTCGTCTGTGGGCCACCGCACGCGATGATCACCCGCACCCGAACACCACCTCCGCGACGTCCAGCAGGCGATGGCTCCAGAGGTGCCGTTCCTCGACGAGGGTGAGCGCTGCGTCGGTCATCTCCCGACGGCGGGCGGCGGTCAGTGCGTCGATGCGGTCGCCGAGGCCGGGGAAGTCGCCTCGGTCGTAGGTCAGCATCACGTCGTCCGTGAACCCGAGCTCGGTCATGCCCTGCGTGCGCGGGTGCGCGAGCAGGCCCCCACGCCCGAGCGTGCACACCACCCGGTCCGACCAGTACCGGGCGGCAGGAGCCGAGTCGCCGAGGACCACCTCAGCCGACGCGTACAGGGCACCGAGATCGACGCCCCACACCGGCCGGCCGCGCCCGTACTGCTGGAACCCGAACGCGTAGCGGCGACGGGCCCACGTGAGCAGCTCGGCGCGGTGCTGGCCGTGGATGCCGGGAGAGTAACCGCCGACGAACACGATCCGGCCGGGAAAGCGGGCCCGGTCCGGACGGCTACGGCCGAGCCAGCGGCGGCCGAGCGGCGGCGGCAGCCAGTGATGATTGATGCCGCGGGCGAGGAACTCCGCCTGGTGCCCGCCGTCCGCGGTGAACACCCACTGGCACGACCACCACGGGTCCACGCCGATCTGCTGCTCGCGGTGCGGGATGCCCCAGTACAGGTCGAGGTGCAGGGCCACGGTGGCGGTGCCTGCGTCCTCGATCGCGCACAGCATGCCGGGGATGTCCCCGGCAGGTTGGTGGCCGTGGGTGCGGGCCCAGATCAGCATGTCCGCCCCACGGCACGCGTTCACCACGTCGGCGGTCGTGATGCCTCGGGCGGGGAGGTGGAGCATGTCCCAGCCGAGATCCTGGCCGCCTTCGGTGAGGCAGTCCTTCCAGCGGTTGAGGTGCAGCGGGCGAGGGGCGCCGAGCACAATGCAGCGCACGGCGCCCCCTCTCACCCACCAACCTCCACCCGAGGAGGGCTCAGGAACCGGCGCCCTGGAGCAGGACGGCCCGGTTCGCGTCGAGGGTCTTCGTGCCGTACAGGCAGTCGACCGAGACGACGGTCTGCTTGTACTTGATGTCGTAGTCGTAGACCACGCGCAGCCCGAACCCCTTGTAGTTCATGATCACGGCGTCCTGGGCTCCCGGCGGCACCTCCAGCGGCCGCGTCACCAGCGCGAACGCCGTGCGGTGGAAGGCGACACCCTCCTCCGGCTCCGTGACGTGCTGCGTCCAGTACGGGTCGAACCCGAACAGCCGCCGCCCCAGGTACGCCTCCCGCAGCGCCTCCGTGGACCCGGACTCGTTGACCTTCTTCAGGACGTCCGAGTCCAGCCAGTCCGCGTTCGCGACCGGCCCGATCACCGCGTGCCGGTCCGTGGTCGGCACCTTGGCCTGGTTGAGGACCTTACCGGCGTCGATGAGGATCTCCGGCTCCGTCAGCGTCCGGCCGGTGGTCGTGCCGACGGTCTGCACAACGTCGTTGCGGAGCGCCAGCAGGTCGGTGTCGATCTTCTGGGCGATCGCCTCCATCGCCGGGTCGAGGAGCTGCGTACCGAAGTCCTCGATCTCCAGCGTGAGCTGCTCCGTCGTCACGTTGAAGCTGACGTCGGAGAAGTGGTTCAGGGTGACGTCGACGCCGGTCTCGGTCGCGTTCTGCGGCACGATGCCGGTGTTGCGGTTGAACTCGGCCGCGGTGAACGTGGCGGGCTTGCGGACGGTGATGGTGTCGCCCTGCTTGCCGCGGAAGTCGCCGTCGTAGTCGCGGTGGACGAGCTGCGCCATGACGGTCGTCTCGTACAGCGTGGCGAGTGCCCGCGTGGCGATGATCTCGGGGGTCAGGAACGTGTTGGCCATTGCGGGCCCTCTCTACGTGGAGAGGCTCAGGCGCGCGCCTTGCGGCGTGCTTCGCGCTGGGCCTCGATGCCGGTTGGCTTGTTGGGCTTCTCCGAGCTGCCGGAGAAGTCGCTGCTGTTGCGCGCGGGCGCGGTCTGCGCCTTGAGCTTGGGGTTGTCCGCGACCGCGGCCTTGATGGCGGCGGACACGGCCTTGTCGAACCCTTCGGCAGACGGGTCCAAGTCGGCGATGGACTTCAGGAACGAGCGGGAGTCGGTCAGCGCCGACGCATCCGCGCTGTGCTTCCCGGCCCCGCGGAACACGGCCAGCTCGATCGCCGTCTCACGGTGCGCCTTCTGCGTCCGCTCGATCTCGGCGGTGAGCTTCGCCGGGTCCGGCGCCTCGTCCTTGTCGTCCTTGATCAGGCCGAGCGCCTTGCCCATCTCCTGGACGAGCTGCGCCTTGGCCTCCTCGGCCGCCTGCTTCTTCGCCCCGGTGCGGGCCTTGGCCGCCTCGGCGTTGGCGTCCTTCAGCTCCTTGCGGAGCCGCGCCAGTTCGGCCGCCGGGTCCTCGCCGTCCTTCTTCGCGGGCGGCTTCGGCTTGGGCTTCTCGCCCTTGCCCTCGTCGTCGGCCTTGGTGTCGTCGTCGCCGGTCCCGCCGGCGTCGTCGTCCTGGCCGCCGTCGCCGCCTTCGTCACCGTTGTCGTCGTTGTCGGATCCGGAGTCGTCTCCGTCCCCGCCGTCGGCGTACAGCCAGGGGTCGAAAGGGCCCTTGGGGTAGGGGTGCGTCCAGCCAGCACCGGCCAGCCTGGGAAGGGTTCGCTTCTGCATGCGTGCACTCCTGGTGCGCGTCGGAATGGTTCGGCCCCGCGCCTGGCGGGGGTTGTGCAGTCCGTCCCGCGCCTGGCGGGCGGAAGACTGTGGGGCCCGGTCAGCGGGCCGTGGTGAGCTGCTCGCGGCGGCTCTTGCGGGGCAGCCCCGTCTCAGCGACCAGCTCCCGGATTCGGGCCTGATACGCGCGCACACGCGCCCGCCTGGCCTTCGCCGTGGGCTCATCCATGGCCGCATCCGCCAGCCGCTTCCACTTCCGGATCTGCCGCTCGTAGTACCGCTGCCGCTGCGTGTCCTCGTACGTCCCCCGCGACGGCTGAGCCTTCGGGACCCGGGAGACACCGGGCAGATATGCCGACACCCGGTGACGGCAGTTCGGGTGCATCAGCCCCGCCGCCCGCGCCTCGGGCAGCGACCCCGCCACCTCCACGCGGACCATCTCGCCGTCCTCGGTACCGTGCTCGACCTCCACCGTCCGCTTCCCGGGCGCGCCCGAGCGCGCGAGCACCTTGCGCTCCCACGGACGGCACAGCGGACACTCCTCCGGCGCCTGCGACACCAGCACCAGATCGATCCCGGCCGCGCCAAGCCGGTCCGAGTGCGCCTCCAGCGACGCGCGCGCGGTCGCCGACCGCATCGCCGCCTCGATGTACGACCTCAGCTCCCACGACCGTCCCGACCGGTCGACGAAGCCGCGCACCCCACGGGCCGCGAAGTCGTCGAACGCCCGCTGTGCTGCCTGTCGTCGGGTCTGCGCGCCGAGGAGCGGGGCCGCCGCCGCACGGGCCACGACGTCCCGGTACGTGTCCACCGACACTCGGAGCATCCGCAGGTACACGGGCCCGGTGTCGGCGATGACCGCCTGCGCCAGCCGATCCACGACCGGGGCCGCCGGCAGAGCGACCGCAGCCGCGGCGGCCTGGCCGACTCCGAGGGCCCCCAGCTCGGCGACAGCGGCCTGCTGGCCGCGGTCGTACGCCTCGGCGAGAGCCTGCCCGATTGCCCCGGAGGCGTCGGTCTGGAGCGCCGTGATCACGTCTCGGACCGCCGACGCGAGGTTGCCGACGGCGGCCAACTTCAGCTCGGCCCAGACCGGCGAGTCCCAGCCTTCGGTGAGGGCGCGGCGGATCTTGTCGATCAGTACGCCCTCGGCGGCCTCGTACAGGTCGGCGACCGCGGCGGCCAGGTCCTCGGACATCTCCGGCGACACGGCCACCGCGGCTCACCACCTCTACGGCATCTCGCCCGTCTGGAACGGGTCCGGCACCCCGGTACCGTTCTCCTGCTGGATCAGCGCCACCTCGGCGGCCACCTGCGTGTCGTCCCACTCGGGGTGGGCCATCCGCACCAGCGTGTCCGTCGACGCGGCCTGCGCCCGCCGGAGGACGTCCGTGGTGTTCGCCAGGGACAGCGGGTCCTCCTGCACGCTGTCCTCGAACTCGACCGTCGGCCGCTGCGGCTTGGTGCCGCCGCCGAACGCGTACTGGTCGACGGCGAGGAGCGCCTCCACCAGCTGCGCCAGCGCGGGCCGCCACCGCAGGATCTTCTTCCCGCGGGTCGTCATCGATCGCCGCTCCCGCGCCGTCACTTCGGTCGCGGTCACGGCGACGTCGCCGCCGATCCCGAAGGTCTGCCCGGAGTAGCCGGCCGACCGCAGGATCTGGTTGACCAGGTCCTCGGCCGTGTCCCGGTGCTCCTGCACACGAATCTGGAACTGAGCCACAGTGAGCTGCTGGTTGACGTCCTGCCGCACCAGCATCTCCAGGCCGGCGTAGGCCTCCTGGTCCGGGTTCCAGCTGCTGCCGCGCCCGGGCCCGTTGGAGTTGAGGTAGGCGTTCGGGACGATGATGCGGCCCTTGCCGAGGCGGATGTCCCGCATCCAGCTGGAGTAGGTCTCGTCCAGGGAGTCCATGAGCGGTTCGACGCCGTCGAGGTCGGAGCGGCCGAACTCTGCGAGCTTCGGCTTGCACCGCCACCGGCGGGACGTCTGGTTCGGGATGTAGACCACGTCGAGACCGTCGTAGCCGGTGGGCATGGCGCCCTCGGCGTCGACCAGCGGCGCGTAGTCCTCGGTGGCCGACGAGTCCTCGAGCGGGACCGGGCGGCCGAGGTTGTCCTTGGTGCCCTGGTACAGGCCGTGGAGGATGCGGCCGCGCTCGTGCCGCTGGAGGTGGCGCCAGACCTGACCGTCCTCTTCGCGGACGATCCGCCAGAACGTGACTGCGGAGAGGCGGCCCCAGGTGAATTCGGGCAAGGCGCGGTCGGCGTGCTCGGCGTGGATCCACGCCCGGTCGGCGACGTCCTGGTCGTAGACGGGCCGGAGGTAGATCCCGCCGAGGGCGGCGCCGATCTCGGCTGCGGTCTGGAGGGTGGCGAGCATGCCGTCGTCGGCGAGGGTGTCGAGACGGGTCTGCGTCGTGTCGTCGTCGACGGTGAACTTCGGCGGCTCACTGAAGAGCAGGTCCGCGCTGCCGCCGCACAGGTCCCCGGCGATCGGAACGTGAAGCTTCGTCCGCCGCTCCCCGGCCGCGGTGGGAGTGCCCCACCACCAGCGCGAGATCCGGCCCCAGACGCCGCCGCTCATCGTCGCGGCGAGACGCTTCGGGTCGGGGCCGCCACCGGACCGGCCGCCGTACAGGGCTTCCAGCCGGTCGGGGTCTCCGGACCACCAGGAGTCCCAGCCGTGCATGGCGTCGAGGGCGGGGCCGAGGTACGGGGGCGGCCAGGCGGTGTTACCCGTGGGCAGCGGCATCCGGCACCTCCCCTTGGTCGTTGCCCTTCGGGCGTTCGATCTCGTCGGCCGCTGCACGGAGGGCTGCGGCGAGGTTCGTGGTGAAGCTGTCCGGCCCGTCGGAGAGATCGAAGGTCAGCGCCCCGACCTCGTACGGCGGGAGGTCCCCGAGCTGGAGACGGACAGGCATCTTGACCTCTGCGGCCATCAGGCGGCCACCTCCAACCGGGTCGGTAGGTATGGCCGCCACAGGGCCTCGGTCGTCCGTACGCCGTAGCGGAGTGCGTCGACGCTGTGGTCGTTCTCCTTGATCGGCTTGTCCTCGCCGCGCTCGGCCGCCTTGTCGTCCCAGGAGTAGCCGGGCAGCTCGTCGATCAGGCCCTGCGCGGACTCGTGCACGAGCAGGTCCCCGGTGGAGAACAGCGAGGAGACGGTGCGGATCCCGTCGAGGACCGAGTTGTCGGCGGCCGTCACACCGGACACGCCGTCGCGGTGGAGCTGCTCGATGTACGACGACGCGGACGGGTCCACGATCGTCCACTCCGGGGCGACCCCGAGCACGTTCGTCTCCGGCTGCGGCACCCGGGCGAGCCACGCCCGCCGCGCCTTCGAGTACTCGCTGTCGGTCATCTGCCGGCGTGCGGTCCGCGAGTCGTGCCGGTACTCCGAGACGACGTACAGGCGCCGGTCCGCGCCGACACCGACGAGGAGGTCGGCGTAGGGGTTGACGGTGCCGTAGTCGATCGAGTCGCACAGCCAGCGTTCGATCCGCGGCAACGTCCGGACGACGTGCTTCTGCGCGTCGAACATCTCGTAGATCGCGCCCTCGGACTGCACCCAGTGCCCGGAGATGAACCGCCGGTACCAGAGACCCACGTACTCGGCCTTGAGCGAGGCGACGTAGGCGGGGTCCAACGCCGGGTTGTCGTCGAGGGTGAAGTGCCACGCGCGCAAGTCGAGCTGGTCGGCGCGGTCGAGGAACTCCTTCTTCAGCCAGTGCCCCGGGTTGTCCGGGTTGGTCGTGGCCATCAACCGCGCCCCCGGCACCGACAAGCGGCCGAGGAGCTGGTTCCAGAAGCCGCGCGGCATCAGCGTCGCCTCGTCCACGTACGCCAGGCACGCGGTCAGCCCGCGCAGACGGCCCTCGGCGCGGGAGTCCGCCGCACCGATCAGGTGCACCGTCCGGCCGAGGATCGTCGCCGTCGTCGCGCCGCGGGTATGGACGACGAGCTTCGCGACCGCCCCGAACAGCGCCTCGTCCTGAAGCGGGTCGAGGACGTTCCGTTCGATCGTCTGCAGCGACCGGCCCACGATCACGATCAGCCCGGACGCCGGCGCCGCAGCGACGGCGATCAGGAAGGCGATCAGCGAGGCGATCGTCTTGCCGGAGCGGATGGCTCCGTGCCAGATGTTGATGCGCGCGGTCGCGGCGGCGATCGAGCGGATCTGCGCGCGGGAGAGTGGCAGCGAGTCGAGCATCAGCCCTCCCCGCTGTCGTCCCCTCCACCGTCGAGGCCGGCCAGCTTGTTCAGGCCCTCGGCGAGGGAGCCGAGCATCGAGCGGGCGGCGTCCACCCCGGGGTCGCCGTCGAGCTGCTCGAGCTTGACGGCCTGGTTGAGGTACTGGGTGATGGCCCCTGCGAGGGCTTTCTCTTCTTGGCCTGGGACGTGGTCGAGGCTTTGAGTCTCGATGCCGTTGACGGTGCCGGTGGTGAATTTGAACTGGCCACGTTCGGCTGCGTCGAGGTGGTCGAGGAGCTTCTCCACGCGGCTGTAGGCGCGCTCGATGATGGCGGTGCGGCGCGCCTTGGCGTCGACTTTGCGGGCCTCGGTGGCGACGGCGGTAGCGGTGCGGTCGAAGGTGAGCCCGAGTTGTTCAGCGTGGACGCTGATGGTGCGGAGGCTGCGGCCGACGATCCGGGAGATCTCGTTGCGGCCCTTGCCCTGTGCGTGCAGCTCGCGGATCTGCTGGAGTTCCGCTTCGGTGACCGGGTTGGTGTTCTGGTTGGCCACGGGTCACCTCCCTTGGGGCGTGCGAAGGCCCGGCCGTGGGAACGGGTCACGGCCGGGCCAGTCAGTGGATGCTGCGGGTCAGCGGTTGGCGCACTTCTCCTCAACAAGCTGGCCAGCGTACTCGTGGTCGAGGTTGTCGCTCTGCAACTGGTCGGCCAGCCACTCGGGCCCGTAGGCCTCGACGCCGGTGCACAGCACGTCTTTCTGCGCGTCGCTGTACTTGTCCCAGACCAGGCCGACGCTGAGTTCCGTCATGCGCCGCTTGCTGATACCCGGCCCCTCGTCGGACTCGGAAGGGCTGGGGGCTGGCTTCTTCGACGACGGCGCGGGGGTACTGGGTGTCGCGGAGGTGGTGGCCTTGGCGTCGCTCTCGTCGTCGCCGTCGTCGAGCGCCACGCCGAGGGCGATCAAAGCGCCGAAGAGGACGGCGAGGGGCAGGCAGCCGAAGGTAAGGATCTTCCGGCCGATGCCGGGTCTTGGGTTTCGTGCTGGCGGTTGGTGGCTCATGGGTCCCCCCTGGGACGGATGTGAGATACGGGGGGAATGATGCCGCGTCCGAGGCTTCCGGTTCCGGGCATGCCAGGACTGGCCTCAGGATGCGTCATGATCCCCGGTTTTGCAACTAGGTGCACAGGCGGGGCCCGCCGTCACGGAACGACGGGCCCCCGATCGGCGCAGCTACAACGCCTCACACTCCCTGAGCCACCACATCGGTGATCTTCACGGACAGCTTCGAACCCGCCGAGGCCGTACTGAGCATCGTCGGCATGAAGTTCAAGCTCGTCTGGTCCGACAGTTCGGCCGTCTCGATGACCGGCCCTGAATCGCCACCCCGGATCTCGTAGGTGATCTCGTACACAGCGTCCGGATCGATGTCCGTGCTGTCGCCGACGAAGGTCAGCTTTGGCTCGACCGTCATGTTGCAGCCCGCGGAGCCGAAGCACTGCCGGTCGGTGGTGCGCAGCTCGATCGTAAAGCTGTCGGGGTCAACCTCGACGTAGCTCGGTTCCAGCTCGGGTTCGGGCTCCTCGGCAACCGTGGTTGCCGGGGCCTCGGTCGGGGCGCTCGACTCTGCGGTGGCGGCTGGCTTGCTGTCGTCGTCCTGGGCCTGCACGACGACGATGCCGGTGCCGACGATCGCGGCGATGACGGCGGCTGCGGCGCCGATGATGATGGCGTTGGTGCGGGACTTCTTCGGGGTGGCCGGCGGGGTGGGTGGTGGGAAGTCGGGCATGGGTGGCGTGGTGTTGGACATGGGTCCCCCCTGGTGCTGTTCGTGTTGTGCGAGTGTGCGACTCGTGAGGGTGGCGTGTGGTTGCCTCAGGTAGGCAGGATTCACCTGATCGTGACGAAGCGGAAGGCTTGTCGCTGGGCCGCTACTTCTTCGGGGCGCCGGGGACGGGCTTCTTCTCCCGGGGGAACCAGCCGCCGCGGCTGGCCTGATACTCCGTCTCCTTACCCTTCAACCTCGGGTCGTCGGGCTTGATCGGCTTCTTGAATCCGAGTGCCATGATGGGCTCTCCGTCTCGTGGTTGGGATGGAACCCGGGGCGGCCGGCTAGCTGGCAGGCGGGCGGCCGCCCCGGGGCTTGTGGTCAGCGGCCCCAGCAGTTCGCCAGGACCGCGAAGATCAGAAACGCGACGAACAGGAAGCTCCCCGACGGCAGACACCCGTCGCCACGCGCCTCGTCGTGCACCGCCCGGACCCCGTCACCCGCGGCCGGCGCCAGCCCTCCGTGCGCGGTACGCCGGTGCTCGACGAGCTCGTCCTCGGCGTCCGCGCTGCGACCGCGGCGCTCCGGTGAGACGGCCTTGCACTGGCGGCACCAGTACTCGTACGGCATGACAGGGGTCCTTCCGGGCGGGTCAGTTCGCGGGCGTAGGAGGCGTAGCTACGGCTGTAGCGGCGTCTGCTACACCGCTGGTCAGAGGCGTAGTAGCGGGGTTGCTACGGGTCTTGGAGAGGGGCGCGGGAGCGCCCGGGGAGAGTGCCTCTTCCCAGACGGTGAGGTCCTCCCGGTGCACCCCCTGATTCACCCGGCCCGCGGCGTCCCGGACGGACGCCCGCAGAGGGATGCCGCGGCGGCCGAGAGCGGCGCGCACGTCGGCCGCCTGGCAGGTGGGGTCCTGCCCGGTCTCGTGGAGGTGCTCGACGACCCGCTTCACGTGGACGCCGGGGGCCTCGCCGATGAGGTCCCAGAGGATGCCCGGGAGCGGGTCGTGGGGGACCTCGGCGGGGGGCTGCTCCCCTGCCTCCTCGACGGGCTGCTCCCGGCGGTCGGGGGCGTGCATCCACGCGGCGACGCACCAGGCGGCGAGCAGCCACGCGAACGCCGGCCGGTACCGGGCCACCGCGTACCCGGCGACGACGAGGACAGCGAGCGTGCCCTTCCAGCCCAGCCGTCCCGCGAGGCGCAGCAGCAGGGCCCGGGAGCCCGCGCCGAGCGACCCCAGCAGGGGCAGCAGGGCGCGGACCTTGTCGGCCGTGCGGGTGACCATCAGGCGACCTGCTGGCCGAGGTTGGCGATGGCCTCGGAGACGGTGCTCCACAGGCCGCCCGCGCCGGACGCCGCGTACCAGAACACGATGCCCAACAGGGCGACCTGCTTGGTGTCGAGCTTCTTGAACAGAATGACGATCGCCAGCGTCAGGGCTACGGCGGGCATGGTGACGCCCGGCACGATGCCCTGCGCCACGTCCAACAGCGAGCCGACCAGGTCCGGGACCAGCTTGAACAGGCCGCCGGCCGCCGCATAGGACGATCCGGCGAGCATGCCGAGGATGAGGCAGGGCCACCAGCCGAGCGGCTTGACCTTGCCGCCGCCCTTGATGCCGACCAGCAGCAACACGGTCAGGGCGACGGCGAGGCCGACGATGCCGAGGTTGCCGAACAGGGAGTCCACGAGGTTCCTTCGGGGTCAGGCGCCGGTGCCGTAGAGGAGCAGGCCGGCGGAGACAGACGAGACGGGGATGGCGGCGGCCCAGGCGAGGGGCCAGGCCCAGGTGCGGGCGCGCCGGTAGAGGCTGATGGCGCAGGCGCCGAGGCCGTACAGGACCCACGCGGAGGGGGTGGTCCAGTGGCCGTGGGCGTACCAGGCGGCTGTGCTGGTGCCCCAGTCGACAAGGCCGAGGGGCCAGCCTGCGGCGGCTGCGGTGGTGTGGTGGATGAGCCAGCGGGTGCGGGGGCGGATGCTGGCCCAGGCGTCGAGGAGGGACTGGGGCGGAGCGTGTCGCCGTGTCGTCTCCTGTGCCGTGGGGTGTGCCGGGGGTGTGTCGGGTGGCGTGACGTTGGTCGGCGGGCTGCTGGTCGGGGGCGTGACGGGGGCCGTGTCGGCCGTGTCGTCCTCCGTGTCGGCAGGCGGGGCGGGGAGACGGTCGGGCTTGGCCGCCCACCAGTCCGGCAGCCGAGTCGACGGCCGCCGGACTGGTGCGGGCGGGGCCGGCTGCTCGCTGGCGTACAGCCTGTCCCACCACGCGTCGGACGGGTCGTTGGAGGGCGGTGCCGCGGGCGCGGCGGGGGCCGGGGTGGGGCCGGCCTGTGGCCCGACGCCTGCCTGAACGAGGAGGCTACGGATGCGGCGCTCGTCGGCGCCCTGGCTGATCATGCGGGGTCCTCGGGTCGACGGGACGGGGCGGTTCGGGTCTGCTCGCCGGGTCTGCACGGGTGCTGCTCGCCGGGTCTGCTCGCCGGTGGTGGACTGCTTCCGGCAGTCGCAGCGAGGGCCAGAACACGGGGTGCTGGCCGCCACTGGTGGTGTCGGAAGCCGGGGCTACTCGCTGACGGGGGTGGTCTCTTCGTGGGTGAGGAGGGCGCCCCAGACGCGGCGCAGGCGTTCGTCGCTGCCGACGAATCCGCGGTCGCGGAACTCCTTCTGGGCGTGCCTGTAGGAGCGGGGCGGGTCGTCGGTGTACCGCAGGTGCCGCAGGACGACGCCGAGCTGTGTGTCGGTGAGCGGCTCGCCCGTCACGGGGGTCGACACGCCCGCGACGGCGGCCAACTCGGCGAGCGTGACGGACTGTGTCGGGGCCGCTTCGGCCGTGTCGGCGGTCGCGTCGGTGGGGTCGGTGACCTGCGTGTCGGTGGGCGGCACGGGGTGCGGGGCGGTCGTGTCGGGGGTGGTCTCGGGAGCTGTGGCCGGGGCGATGGCGGGACGGTCTGTGTCGGGTGCCGTGACGGCGGCCGACACGGTCGTGTCAGGGGTCGACACGGCGAGCGTCAGGGCGCGTGTCGCGAACGCCGCGGCCTTCTCGCCGTGCTTCTTGTCGGCCTTCTCGAGGCGCTTCTCTGCCTTCGCGCGGGCCTTCGCGATGCGGGCCTCCGCGACGGTGAGGGTCTGCGCGCGGGCGATCTGACGCTCCATCTCGCCGAGGTGGCCGGCGGTCTCGGTGACGACGTCGGTGACGGCGGCCGCACGGAGGTGGCGGGCGTCGGCGGCGGCGCGGGCGCGGGCGTTGCGGTCGGCGGCGGACTGGCCAGCGATCTCGTTGGCGGTGGTGCCGTCGGCGAGGACGTTGCCGACGAACAGGCGCAGCGCCATGAAGAGGGCGGCGGCCAGGGGCACGAACGCGAACACCTTGGCGTGGCCGAGGATCAGGAGGGTTCCGGTGGACACGCCGAGCGCGGCGAGGGACAGGCCGAGCATGACGGCCATGCCGAGGCGGGAGCGCTGCCGGATCGCGACCTCCGACATGCGGAGGGCGCCGATCCAGAGGGCGTCGTAGACGAGGGCGATGGACCATCCGGCGATGTGGCCGAGGCGGCCGTCGAGGCCGAGCATGGGGCCGAGCTGGCCGCCGACGGTGATGGCGACGAGGGTGAGCGCGGCGAGGGTGAGGAGCTTCTCGACGACGGCGAACACGTCGAGGCGGCGGAGGCGTTCCATCGGGGTCCTTCCTTGGGGCCGCGCCCGGGTTGTGTGTCGTTGGGCGCGGCGGTGGAGGGGGTGGTCAGGCGGTGGGCTTGGGCATGGCACGGCAGGTGGCGGCGTGCTCGTTGGCCTCGCCGCGGGCGTGAACGATCGAGTCGTAGTTGTCGAACTCGTAGTCGCAGCCCAGGCAGAGGTACGGGTAGACGAGGCGGCCCGGCTTCGCCTCCTTGCGGAGTTCGACGGTGGCGCCGCCCTGGGTGAGGAACCGCATCAGGACGTTGCTCTTGGCCTCGGCGGGTGCGGGGGTGGTCTCGGGCACGGTGGTCTCCTTGCGACGGGTGAGGAAGGCGAACATCGGATCTGGTCCTTCCGGAGTGGGGGCCGGGCCGCGGGGGGAGGTTCGCGGCCCGGCCGGTCGGTGGGTCAGGCGAAGTGCCGGCCGATGAGGACGGCGGCGAGGATCAGCGGCCAGACCATGGCGAGGATGTAGAGGGCGCGCATCAGTTCGTCCAGCGGAAGGTGCCGCCGCGCTTCATGCGCGCCCGGTCGGCCTTCTCCCACTTCTCGGCGGCATCGCCGGCCTCGCGGGCGCCGGACGTCTTGGCGCGGCGGAACCGGGCGGCGTCGCCGGTGACGGAGGTGCCGGCGGCGGGGTAGGCGCGGGTGGACTGCGCGCGACGCGAGAACAGACCCATCAGCGGCTCCTCCTCACCGCGGTCGACGCGACGGTGTGGACGGCGCCCTGGCGCAGGTGGATGCCGCAGCCTTCGATCTGGACGCGGGCGGTGGTGCCGTCGTCGGAGAGGACGCGGACGGGGACGGTGTTGCCGTGCTGTCCGGTCTCGGGGAGGACGGCCTTCTCGTCGATGACGTGCATGGGCATCAGGCGGCCCTCCGCGTCCACTTGACGACGGAGTCACCGCGCTGGATGGTCACGACGGCCGCGTCGTCCTCGGAGAGAACCCGGCAGTCCGACGCTCCGGCGGCCAGAGCCTGCAGGGTCTTGGCGGCCTCGATCTGGACGTGTCCGCCGCAGACGATGGGGTGGGGGTGGGTGTCGTCGTTCCAGGTGGCGCCGGCGTTGTCGCTGAGGGTGGCGGTGTACTGGGCGTTCTCGTCGATGTTGGTGACGATCGGGTGCTGCCAGGGGTTGGTGTTCATCGGCGGTTCCCCTGCGCTTCCCGGGCGGCCTGGGCGACGGCGTAGTCGTTGGCGGCGCGCTGCTGGAGCTCGGCGGCCGACGCGTTGACGTCCTGGGTGACGGGCGTGGGGCTGGGCTGGGGCTGCTGCTGGTCGGTACGCTCCATGGCGGACCTGCTCCTTCGTCGCGGTTGTGGGTGGGTCCGCCCCCGGCCCATATGGCGTTCCAGCGCCGGGCCGGGGGCTTTGTGCATCAGGTCGGAGGCGGAACCTCCGAACCGTTGTGTAGGAAGCTACACGCGTGTAGGTTCCTACACAAGACGGTAAGGAAGATCCGCCTCCCGAGCCCCGGGAAGGAACGGACATGGACGACCGGGCAGAGGAGGTGCGGCGAGTGCTGGAAGCGATCGACGCGGTCACGGACGGGGAGCCGCCCGAGGCGCGGGCCAAGAGACTGACCGAGCTGCTCAAGTCGGTCGGAGAGAAGGTCCGGAAGGAGCGGCGCGACGCCGTGCTCGAGATGGTCGAGCGCGGCATGTCTTACCGGCAGATCGCGGACGCCTCGGGGATCAGCTTCGGACGTGTCCGGCAGATCATCGCCGACGACCCGGCCAAGCAAATGGAGGCACACGATGGATGACCTGGTGCAGTGGCTACGCGCGCAGCTCGACGCCGATGAGGCGAAGGCGCGCGCTTGCCCTGGCAACGGCGAGTGGACCGCGAGCGACATCGCGATCTACGGCACCGACCTCTCCTCCGAGGTACGCGAGCACATGGCCGAGCATGAACCGGCGCGGGTGCTGCGCGAGATCGACGCCAAGCGGCAGGTGATCGCGAAGTACATCACGGCCGTCGATCGCATGGCGGAACTCGCCGCCCTGATCGAGAGGGTGAAGGCCGAGGGGCAGAGCACGCTCATGCCGGAGATGGACCGAGCAACCGCCATCCACAGGCGTGACGTCCTAAGTGAGGTGCTGCGCCTGTTCGCGTTGCCCTACGCGGACCGTCCCGGATACCAGGAGTCGTGGCGGCCGTAGCCCGCCCGCACCGAAGCCCCCGTCCTCCAGCGAGGCGGGGGCTTCGTCGTGTCCGGGGCCCTACTGCCCGCGGCGGGTCGACAGTCGGTAATCGCCGGCCGGACCTTGGGGTGTGCGCGGCCCGGGCAGGGGTGGGAGCTGGTTGCCGTGGCGGCGCATGATCTGCCGCAGCGCGCGGGCGGCGACGGGGTACGGACGGTGAGCCATGCCGGACAGGATGGCAGACGATCACCCGGGGTCCGGCCACTCCGTCAACACGGTGCCCGTCTCGTCGTCGGTGAGGGTGATGCGCGCGCCGGCCTGGCCGTAGGCGCCGACCCAGGCGGTGAACCTGCCGCGGGCCACGGTCTCGTCCGCCCACCAGCCGTGCATGGTCGGCCGGCCGTCGAGGGAGAGGACGAGGTGGTAGCGGTCGGGGTGCACGTCACCAGGATGCGCCGCCTGCCGTGCTCTCGCCGGTCGGCGCGCGGACGATGGGTGTATGGCCACCGACCGTCCCGTGATCGTGTACCCACCCGATGAGCAGGGCGGCCGGCGTGTGCGGGTCGACGGGGCGATTCTGGGGCTGGCGTACGGTGTGCAGGACGTGGCGGCGTTCATGCAGGAGGCCGGGTTGCAGGGCTTCGACGAGATGGACGTCGTCCGCAGCGCGCTGATCGAGTGGCGTGGGGGCGGGCCGGACGTCTGGACGCACTGACCGACGGCATCGTACGGTCGCAGGGCACGGGAGGGGGCACCTTCCAATGGGCCAGCCGCACCCACTGGGGACGGCGGGCCCCGTGCTGATCAGGGCGGTCCGGGCAGGCTCCCGTATCCCACCGGCACCGGTCGCCACCCGGTCTTCCGGACCGCCGCGCTCAGGATGCCACGTCGCCGTCGCTGCGCCGCTCTTCGATCAGGAAGATCCGGCTCGGGCTGCGCATGCCACGCCGCATCTGTGGCACCTCCCGCGCCACCTCGGGATGCTCTCGCAACAGCTCTGCGCGAAGGATCTCCGCGAACTTCCGGGCCTCGTCGTCGTTCATGCCGCGATCACCCCGCTCTCGGCCCAGATCCTGCCGCACCCGGTGCAGTGCGCGACGGGCGTCCGGCCCTCCCCGCCGTGGACATCGATCGCGCCGCCGCACGCGCACCGCTGCTCCAGCGTCCGTTGCTGCGCTGCGATGTCGAGGGCCCGCTCTACTCGACCGGCCGCCGACCGGGCCACCGAGGCGATCCGCTCCTCCTCCGCGGAGGTGACCGGACGGAACGGGCCCGGCGCGCCTTGCATCCGGCCGAGGAGCCACAGCGCGGTGTACGGCGCGTCCGGCCGGGGCCCGGTCCACCGCCACCGACGCCGGTCCGCGGCATCAGCCTGCGCCGCCTCGACACGGCGGGCGTGGTCTTCCCAGACGAGCCGCTCCGCGCGGGTCCGGGCTACAGCGGCACGACGCGGTGCCGGCGGCCGGATCGGCTTCCGCTGCACGGTCTCGGCGATCGCGTCGGCGCATTCGAGGAGCTCAGCGTGAATGCCGGCCATGGTGTCGAGGATGTGCAGCCGGACCGGGATCGGGCGCTGGCCGATCTGAAGCGGGTCGCGTTCCAGGGCGCGGAGGGCGGCGGCTTTGTGGGTGCGCGCTTCGGCCTCGTCGGCGTCGAGGCGGGCGAGGTAGCCGCGGAGGCCGAGGCCGAAGGCGCCGACGGTGACGGGTTGGCCGGCGGCTTCGTGGAGGTCGGTCCAGTGGAGGGCGATGGTGCGGAGGTGGGTGGCGGTGCTGGTCATCGTGCGCTCCGTGTGCTGGGTGGGGCGTAGGCTGATCACACCGCGCATGGGGCGCCCCGGACATCTGGCCGGATGGGGGCGCCCCGTCGTCGTGTCAGGGGCGGCTCAGAATCGCCACCATCCGTCGTAGCCGTCGGGCACGGTGGGGCAGTTGTCGAGCATCGGCCGCAGCAGCGCGAGGTGTTCCTCGATGACCTCGGGCCTCTGCGCTCCCCAGTAGCGTTCGCCGTCCCACCGGCCCTGACAGTCGCCTCCGTGGCGGCCGTCGTCGTGCCGGTCGAGGAACTCGGCGGCGCTCTCGGGCACGCTGTCCTGCGCGTCCCACAGGTCGCCGATGCAGGCCACGGTCACGCCGCGGCGGCGCCGGTACCAGACGGCTCGCATGGTCGGCCGGTCCGGGTCGCTCGTGTCGAGGCTGCCGAGGTCGACGGCGTACTGCTTGCGTGACATGACGAATCGGTCCTCGCGGATCATCGGCGGTTTCCCTTCTTGCGGGTGGCGCGCGTGGCCGCGCGGCGGGTCTTCCGGTTCGGTCGGGGGTCGGGGGTCTCGTCGTCGACGAGCTGCTCGACGCGGACGAGACGGGTCTGCCAGGTGACGCCCGGGGCGGGCTGGTGCTCGCCCCGGGGTGTGCTGCTCGGGCCGGTCATGCCGCGGCCCGTGGCTCGTCCCACGCTGCGCCGCCGCGCTCACGACCGCTGATGATCAGCGGTCCGGCGTGGGAGTCGCGGTCGCGGACGTAGTGGCCGGCGGGCTCGGTGCACAGGGTCTCGGGGTACAGGTGGTGCGGGGCGCCGCAAACTCGGGCCGCGCGGGCCGCGTCCTCGCGGGCCTCCCGCTCGTACGACGCGGAGACGAGCAGCAGGATCGCGGCCGAGACCAGGCCGGGGATGCCGAACGCCGGGTGCTGGGTGGCCGGGTAGATCGCGGTGATGACGGAGGCGAGGGCGCCGGCGTGGCAGGCCCGGGCCTTGCGGGCGGCGGTCACTGCGTGGTCCTGACGTTGCGCTGGGAGCTGATCGTGTCGCCGAGCGCGAGGATCGCCTGGGCGACGGCCGCGGTGGCGATGGCCTGGGCGCGGGCGGCGTTGGCGATGGTGATGTCGGTGGAGGTGCGTTGGCCTTCGATCTCGGCGAGGACGTCGCGGGCGGCGATGATGCTGGCGGCGGCGTCGGTGCGGTGGGTCACAGGTAGCTCCCGGTGGGGACGTTGTGGGCGGTCCAGAGGGCGTAGCGGCTGGCGCCCTGGTCTTGTTGGTCGCGGAGTTCGGCTTGTCGGAGGGCGAACGGGCTGGGCGGCCGGTCGAGGTCGTCGTCGGGCTCGTCGGTCCAGTCGGGGTCGCAGTCGAGGGCGAGCTGCTCGGTCATGCGGCTTCCTCGTAGTCGGGCTCGCGGCGGGCGTAGCGGCGGGCTGCGGCGCGTCCACGGGCCCAGGAGGGGCGCGGGCGACGCCCGGGCCGTATGAGGCGCCATGCGGCCCGTACAGCGCCGTACAGCGCCACGAGGATGGCGGCCAGGGCGAGACCGACGGCGACGGCTCCGGCGATGAACCAGATGCCGGCGGCGAGGATGAGGAGGCGGAGGGTGTCGACGGCTTCAGCGATCACTGCTGCGCCTCCCGCCGTGCTGACCGGGCCAGGGCTTCGACGGCGGTGATTCCGTTCACGGTGACGTGCGGTGCGGCTTCCTTTGCGAGGCGCAGCGCGGTGTCGAGGTCGAATCGGTGCGCGGCGATCCACTCGTCGGTGCGCTCGGACGGGATGGGTTCCCAGTCCCAGCTGCCGTCGTGGTTCATGCACTCGCGGTGGCGGGTGATGGCCCACAGGCCGTGGCCGCGGTAGTCGACGGTGATCTCGTAGAACGGGCTGTTGATGTCCGTCTCGGGGAGGAGGGTCACGGCGTACTGGGTGGCGATGGCGTAGGCATTCACGACGGCTGCGCCCCGTCCTGCCGCGCCCCGGCGGCGGGCTGCCCACCGTGCACGCACTCGCCGTCCTCGGTGTCGCAGGCCGTCTCCGACTCGGCTTCGCGGAGGCAGGAGCCGCTCAGGGACGCGGTGCACTCCGGCTGCGCCCCGGCGGCGGGCTGGTGGGCGTCGGCGTGCAGGTGGCTGACGGGGAATCGGCCGCCGCAGGAGCAGCGCGCGCCTTCGGTCTCGGCGGGCTGTGTCTCGTCGGCCATACGGCGCAGCTCGTTCGCGGCGGCGTTGATGTCCAGCATGTGATCGTCGGTGAGGTCGCGCAGGCGCTCGGAGTTGTCGAGGTGGTCGGCGGCTTCGCGGAGGACGGCAGCCCGGTCGGCGGTCTGGTCGGTGGTCGCGGGCAGCACGGCCAGCACCGCGTCGGCGACCTCGTACTGGTGCCTGTGGTCGAAGTAGGGCAGGTCGTAGGCGGCGAGCGCCTGGGCGATGCGGTCGCGGAGCGCGGTCTGGTCGGCGGGCGGCAGCGACACGACAGACGCACCCGGGCACTCGTCCGCCGGGTGCGACTGCCGCATCGTCTTCGACGCCGACCAGTGATGCTGATCGCACGCCTCCGTCACCTGCTCCTCGATGACGAGGCCGCACGATGCTTTCGGGCAGGGGCAGGCGGCTTCGATGTCGGCGCTCATGCCGGGGAACGAGCGGCCGATGTGGTGGTTGGTCACGGTGTCCTCCGTGGTGGGTGGGTAGGGTTCGGGCACCGGCCGCCCCGCAACTCGACTGCGGGGCGGCCGGCCTGTGAGGTGGCTACTCGCCGCGCATCTCGATCGCGGTGTCGATGCCCTCCCAGTTGTCGACGCCCGCGCCCTCCAGGCAGCGGAGCCACGCGACGTCCTCGGCCGAGGCGGCCAGGTCGTCCTGGAGGCGGCGAACCTCGGCGAGCAGCGCGGGCACGTCGGTCCGGGCGGCGGCCACGAATGCGGCGTCCGCACGGTCCTGCTCGGGCGACGTGGTGCCGCGGCAGGTCTCGCCGATCCACTGGGACAGGCCGGGCTGGTACTCGGTGCCCTGGTAGATCTCCCAAGCGTCGGTGCACCAGGGACCGGGGGTGGCGGCTTCTGCGCGGGCGGTGATGTCGGCGAGCTGCTGGCTGGTGAGGCGGTCGGTCATGGCTGCTCCTGTGGGTTCGGTGTTCGGTGGTGGTGGGTTACGCGGGGTAGTGATCGGTTTGGTGTTCGCGCGTGGCGGGCTGTATCCGGATCTGCGCGCTCAGGCGGCCTGGTGGCCCGTGTGGGGCTTGTTCGTGGGTGTGGTGGGTCGTTGGGCGCCTGGGGTGCCGACGGCGTGGCAGAGGGCTTGCCAGTGGGCGTCTTGTTGCTGTCGGGACCAGGGGCACGGTCGGGGCGCGGGAGTCGGTCGGGTCGGGACGGACTCGGCGTCCAGCCGGTCCAGCGGGCTCACAGGGTGCCTCGGAGGGCGGCGAGGAGCTGGTCGTCGGTGCCGTGCTGGAAGACGTCGTTGAAGTCGATGAAGCCGGTGGTCTCTTCGCGTTCGCGTGCGTAGCTCCAGTCGCGGACGCAGAGCCAGATGACGGGCGGCTCCTGCTCGTCCCAGGGCTGTTGTTCGCGCTGGTAGCGGAAGACCATGCGGGTGTGGCCGCAGCCGGCGCAGGGTGCGCGGTGGGCGGTGCCGAGGCGGAGGGCGTTCTGCTGTCGGTCCAGTTCGGCTTGGACGTCGGCCCACGTCTGGCCGCAGCGGTCGCAGTTGCCGGGGTGGAGGATCGAGCCGTTCGGGGGTTGGACGGGGAAGCGGTGCTTGCAGAGGGAGTGCTTCATGCGGTGGCCTCGTTCTCGGTGGGCTGGGTGTTGGTCCAGGTGGTGATGCGGGCGTCGTGGCTGGGGATGGCTATGCGTCGTCCGGTGGGGGTGGTGCAGCGGTTGCCGGGGCTGGCGCCGCACCAGGGGCAGCGGATGGCCCATTCGGGGTGGTCGTGGCTGGTCATGCGCTGGCCTTCGCCTCGTCGATGCGGGAGGGGTGGAAGCCGACGAGGAGGCCGGTCTCCCCGCGGCGGCAGCGGTGGAGGGGCCTGACGCCGCAGTAGGGGCAGGCCACGGACAGCGGTCCGGTCTGTCGGGTCTGGGTGGGGATCTGTCGGCCGACGCCGGCCAGCAGCTCGGCGACGGGGCGGCGCTTCTCTGTGCCGTCCGCGGCGCGGGTGCGTTGCTCTTTGACGGCGGCGAGGTAGGCGTGGACGTCGTCGGGGTCGGCGTCGGGGATGGCGGCGGGGAGGCCGGGGCCTTGGATGTCGGCGGCGGCCTGCTCGCGCTGGCTGATGTAGGCGGTGCGGATTTCGGCGGGGCTGACGAAGGGCTGTCGGCGGGCGACGGTGGCGGCGGCTGCGCGGGCTCCGTCGAGGGGGAGGTCGCCGAGGACGTCGTGCCAGGCGTCGGGGGTGTACTCGTCGAACTTCTGCTGGGGGCAGAGAGCGCGGACGTAGCGGGCGAGGATGACGGTCTCGTCGGGGGTCACTGGGCCTCCTGCTGCATGCGGGTCTTGGCGCGGGTCATGGCGCGGTCGAAGAGGTCGTCGGTGTGCTGCTGTTGGCGGTCGCGGAAGGGGACGACTGCGGCGCCAGGGGTGGAGGTGCGCTCGGACGCGAACTTTGCGGAGCGGCGGATCCACTTCTGCCATTCGTCGGGCCAGGAGCGACGGCGGGTGCCGTCGGCGCGGTAGTGGCTGATGAACTGCTGGGTTTCGTAGTCGACGTCGAGGGTGGGGAAGGTGGCGGCGGCCCAGCGGCGCATGGTGTCGGTGATGCGGAAGTCGGCGTCGTCGAGGGGGAGGCGGCCGTCAGGCCGGGTGCTCTGGGACTGGCCGGTGTTGGTGTTACGGCTGGTGCGCGTCCCCCCTCTCTGCGTTCCTTCTGTTGTCTCTGCGTTAACTGCGTTATGGGGTCCGGAATCCGGACCGGTGGGGGTCCGGTTTTCGGACCGGGGGGGTCCGGATTCTGTACCCCTGGGGGTCCGGTTTTCGGACCGGTCCGATTTCCGGGGGGGTCCGGATTTCGGACCCCCTTCGCGGCGGTGGCCGACGGCTTTCGGGAGGCTGTAGCGGGTCTCGCCGCGGGGGCCGGTGGTGCCTTCGACGACGGCGAGTTCGCCGGAGTCGAGGAGCTTGTCGACGGCGACGACGACGGAGGACCGGGCCGCGTTGCTGCGCTGGACGAGCATGGTCGTGCCGGCGTAGGCCGAGCAGTCCTTGCCTGAGGCCTTGTCGGCGATCGCCAGTAGCACGAGACGGGCGGTGCCTTTGGCCTGGGAGTGGTTCCAGACCCAGTCCTGTGCGTCGAGGCTCAACGGTCCTTCTCTCGGTCGTGCTGGTCAGGGCATGACGGTGAAACCCCCTGTTCAGGGCGGCTTTGCGTCGACCCTCTGATGAGAATACCGTTCGCGCATGACGTTCGCGAGTGCTGACCGCGAACGCGTAGCGCGACCGTGACAATCTGTGTCACCATGACCGCCATGGATGACTTGGACGAGCGGATCGTGGCCGCCACGAAGAAGAGGGTTCGGGCGGAGAACGCCTTCCTCAGCGCCGACTCCGAGCTCCGTGAGCTGCTGCGGCAGGGGCGGGCGGCCGGCAAGGGCCCGTCGCACATGGCGAAGCTGACCGGCTTCACGCGCGAGTGGGTGGCGAAGATCGCCCCGGCACCGAAGTCCTGACACTGCCCTCTCCCTTTTCTTCTCCGGGCCCCGCACCGTGCTGGTGCGGGGCTTCGTCGTGCGGTCGGTCAGCTCAGATCGGGGACCAGGAGCCAACCGGGCTCGGGGTGGTCGGCGTGGCCGAGCTTCACCGCGGCCTCGTGCAGCGCGGCATTCCAGGCGGGAACCTCGTACCGCTGGAAGGACTCCGGCGTGATGACCTTGAAGTCGCCGAGGTCGACCTCGTGGCACTCGGTGGTGAGGAAGGTCTTGTCCCGGTCGTAGTCACCGGCGTGGAGGTAGCCGACCCGGTGTGTCTCCGGTTGACCGGCGAGGGCGGCCTCGATGACGTTGCCGTCGGTGTCCGGGATCTGGAAGCCGTAGGCCAGGTAGCTGGTGTGGTACATCCCCATCAGGCGGCCGCCTTCCGGATGCCGCCGCCGCGGGCCCGCAGTCGCACGCCGGCCTCCAGCAGCAGCGCCCTGGTGGCCCCGTACGAGCGACCGATCTGCTGGCCGATCGAGCGGATGGTGCAGCCCTGGGCGTACAGGTCGGCGGCGGTCTGTGCGGTGGTGGTGCGGGCGGTGCCGCGGAGCTGCTGGCCCGGCTTCGGCGGGGTGGGGGTCTGGTCGTTCACGTGGTGTGTCCGTTCTGGTAGGCGTCGGCTGCTTCGGCGGCCTGTTGGGCGAGGGCGGCCTCGGCGCACGTCTTGTGCGCCGGGGCCTTCTTCGAGTCGCGGAGGTGGGTGTCGAGCCCGCAGTAGCGGCAGGGCCGGGCCTGCTCGTAGTCCCAGTGCGCGGAGTTGTTCCAGTTCAGGAGCTGGCCCGGCCGGTACTCCGGTTCCGGCGGTGGGGCGCGTCGGCGCCGGCTGCCGCTCACGCAGCGGCCCCGAAGATCTGCTCGTACAGGGCGTCGGACTGCCGCATCGGCTCGTCGGTGGTGCAGGCCGGCCGGATGCAGCGGGGCACGTCGCAGTCGGGCAGGACCCGGCCGACCGGCGGGCGCCCGTGCTCGATCTCGAAGGCGATACGGCGGGCGGACCAGTCGATGCTGCGGTACTTGAGGACGGGGAACGTCCCGGCGCGGTGGTAGCCGGTCCACACGAGGTGCTCCCCGTCCGGGCCCGCGGGCCGGGTGTGGGCGGCCCATGCCTGTTCCCGAGTGAGGGTGGTGCCGCGGGCGGCTTCGGGCAGGCCGAGTTCGCGGCGGATCCGGCCGACGCGCTTGGGGTTGGTGTGGAGGGTGCGGCCGATGGCGCGGTCGGAGAGGCCTTCGCGGAGGAGGGGGATGATGTCGGCGCGGGGGACGCCTGCGGGTCCGGGCATCAGGCCGCCACCTCCGCCCGGTGGAGGCTGGCCCGGAGTCGCTCGCCGATCCACTCCCCGACCTGCGGGGAGACGGCGTTGCCGAACCCGTCGACCTGGTTGCGGGCGGTGCCCCAGACCTTGAAGGTGCCGCGGTAGTCGCCGAAGTTGACGTCGAAGCCGCAGCCTCGGCCGATCTCGTACTCCCGCATCATGCGGAAGTAGCAGTCCTCGAGCGGGAGGTCGGCGAGGGCGGCCCGCCACTGCGCGGTGAGGAGCGCGGTGGTGTCGGTGGCGGTGACCGTCCCGAGTGCGTCGGTCACGGGGTGCGGGGCGGTCTTGCCGTTCTCCTTGTACCAGCCGGCGGCCGTGAGCAGGCCCGGGATCTGGTCCGAGGTGAAGGCGGGCATCGCCTCGGCGTGCATCGTGGGCACGGTGTGCTTGCGGTACGGGACGACGCCGGACGAGACGACGGCGAGGGTCTCCGATCCGACCTGGGTGGGCAGCGGCTCGTGGCCACTGCGCGGGGCGCCCTGGTAGTTGTCCACGGCCAGCGCCACGGGCGGAGTGATGAGCCCCGTGGTGTTCGTGGCGGTCTGCGCCCACAGCGGCTGGTCGAAGCCGCGACTACGGCAGTCGGACCCGGGCCGCTCGAAGGTGTTCCCCGCGGCCGCCATGAGCGCGCCGGTCGACAGGATCGACGTCTCCTGCTGGCTGGTCTGCGTCGCCAGCGGCTGCCACGGGTGCTTCTCGATCCCGTGCACACCCTTCGCGGGCATGAACACGGCGGGGAAGTCCGCGAACCGCTGACGGCACCGCTCAGCCCGGGCCATCGTGGAGCGGGCCAGCGGACCGACGAACCCGTCCTTGAACGTCTTGACCGGCTTGTCGCCGATCCGGACTCCGAGGTCGGTCAGGTCCAGCGCCGCCAGCGACGGCGTCATCGGCGGCACGACCTCGCGGCGGCACGAGGGGCAGCGGTAGTCGTACTGCTTGCCGTACTCCACCAGCCCGGACGCCGGGACGCCGGTGCGCCAGGTCCACACTGCTTCGACGTCCTTGTCGCAGCGGTGGCAGCGGGAGACCGGCCGGTGCTCCAGGTCCGGGGCGGGCAGGGACTTCTTCCAGAACGCCCAGTAGCCGCGGTTCCGGGACTGTGGCACTCCGAAGAACTGCGAGTTCAGGAACATGACCTTGTGGTCGTAGCCGAGCAGGTCGAACTGCTTGAGCCACCACCGGTAGGTGCTGCCGTCGCCGATTTTCGGGCGGCCGGGGATGGCCGGGCCCCACGACTGGAGGCCGGTCGTGCACTCGATGAGGATCAGCCACGGGTGGTGCTTGGCTGCGTAGTGCAGGACGCAGTTGGCGGTGGCGCGGTCGCGTTCGGAGCGGGTGACGCGGGCCTCGTAGTCGGGGTCCTCCAGGTCGAAGAGCGTCCCGCCCTGCTCGTACGCCTTGATGGTGTTGGCCTGGCTGTGGTTGACGCAGCTCACGCCGGCGGCGAGGAGGTCGGCCCGGGGGAGGTCGCGGGCGGAGTGGTAGTCCGCGGCCTCGGGGTTGACCAGGTCGGCGATCCAGTGTTCGGCGTCGGGGTGGTTGGCCTCGTGGACCTGGACCTTGTAGGGGTTGTGGTTCGCGGCCATGATCGTGGTGAATCCGGCGCGGCGGATGCCTTCGGTGAGGCCGCCGAAGCCGCTGAAGAGGTCGACGGCGGTGTACTCGTCGTGGCGGAAGCGGCGGTGCCGGGTGGCCGGTCGGTGGGTGGCGGTGCGGGCCTTCGTCTTCATCGGGCCACCGCCGGGATGTTCAGCGGCCACGTCACTCCGTCCAGCGCCCGCCGGTGCGTGTCCGGAAGGACGGTCAGCGGGTAGCCGAGCCAGTGCAGGCCCATCGCGGCGAGGATCGTGGCGTCGGCCTGGTCGTAGCGTCCGCGGCCTTCGCAGGGCACGCCGTAGCGCTCAACGACGGCGTCGCGGACCATGCCCTTCGCGATCGTCTTCCGCTTGTTCGCGGGGTGGTCCTTGGCAGGGTTGGCGCGTCCGCAGGCGTAGATGATGCGGTGCTGCGGCGGGCAGATCGCGATCGGGATGTTGCGGCGCCACAGGTCGTGGCGGATGAGGCCCCGAAGATAGGTCATCTCTTCGACGCCGGGCCGGTAGCCGACGGACATGGCGACGCCCTCGATGACGACGAGGCTGGTGTCGTCGGGCACGCGGTCGCGGATGGCCCGGCGGTGGAACTCCAGGCGGTCGTGTCCGGTACGGGGGCCGGGGATGAGGGCGTCGGCGGTGGTGCCGTCGCTGATGCCGGTGGAGGTGAGGGAGAGATCGAGGCCGTAGACGGTGGGGATGGTGAGGGGCCGGGGCCCGGCCGCCGCGGGGGCGGCCGGAGCCTCGACGGTGAACAGCGTGGTCACTGGGCAGCCTCCACGGGGTCGTTGTGGCATTCGGTGCAGCGGACGCCGCCGAGGCGGAGGCGGAGCTGCAACGTGGGCCGGTCCTCGGCCGGGCAGTACGCCTCGAAGGCGTCGAGGGCCTCGGCGGGGCGCAGCAGCTCCGTGTCGGCGGGCGGGCGAGGCGCGCGGTGCCGGCCGGTCGGGGTCGGCCAGCCGCGGGCCATGACGACGGCGCCGACTCCGACGGTGGTGACGGCCGCGCCGAGGGCGGCGGCGAACTGGCTCACGACGCGTCACCCGCCTCACGCTGCGCCGGGACCGGCCGCAGCGGCCACTCGGTCGGGATCACGGCCTTCGGGTCGTGCTTCTCGCCAGCCTTCGCCGGGTTCCGCAGCCACGCCTGGTAGCGCTCGGCGTCCTCCCGGTACCAGCCGATCTGACGCTCGTGCAGCTCCTCGACCGTCACGTCGCGTAGGGAGTTGAAGCGGTTCGGTCGCAGGGCCAGCACCCAGTCCGGGCGGTCCCGGTAAGGGGTGTGCGCGATGGCGCCCATCCGGTACGCGGCTCGGGCCGACTGCAGCGCGTCGTACTCGGCGCCGTGCGCCTGGTCCTCGTCCCACGGCAGGCCGTACGTCTCGGCGGTCGTCCGCATCTGGTACGGGCCCTGTGTGTCGCTGACCCGCTTCCGGAACGGTGCGGCCTGCCGGTCGAGGACCATCGTGTCGATGACCCGGGTCAGCGGCTGCCGCAGGATGCCTTCGAGGCTGTCGCCGAGGTGGCGGAGGCACTCGCGGTCGAGGAGGTTGAGGTCGTAGCCGCCGATGTTGTGGCCGACCAGCGGGACGCCGGCGGCGACTTCCTCGGTGATGGCCTTGGCGATTTCGGCGACGCCTTGCTCCGGCGGCATGCCGTGCTCGGCGGCGTACTCGTCGGTGATGCCGTGCACCGCGATCGCTCCGGGCTCCATGGGGATGCCCGGGTTGAGGAGCCAGGTGCGGGTGTCGGTGGGGATGCCGCCGTTGACGAGGATCAGGGCGCAGGTGACGATGCGGGCGGTGTCGGCGTCCTTGTCGCTGGACTCGAAGTCGAGGGCGGCCATGCGCTGGAGGTGCCAGGGGATCATTCGGCACCCCCGCCAGCGCGCTCCTTGCCGATGCGGACGACCATGTCGCCGATCCGCTCCTCGACGCCGACCTCGTTGGTGATCAGCGCGCCGAGCAAGTTGCCCTGCTTCAGCTCGAAGTGGACCTGGCGGAGCCGTCCGGCGCTGGTGTTGGGGTCGCAGATCTCGTCGAGGTACGACACTGCCGAGCGAACGGACGCCTCGCCCCGGTCGATGGTGCTGCTGCCCGGGTCGGGGTCGCCGGTCGGCACCAGGCCGCCGTTGAGGAGGAGGACGCGGAGGGCGACACTCTGCGCCTTGGCGGTGCCCTTGTCGCCGGAGTCGAGGGCCTCGCCCTGGGACTGGGCGACGAGCACGTCTCCGCGCGGGCCGATGATGTGCCACGTGATCGTGACGGTGCACTCGCGGGTGGCCTTGCCCTTGGCGGTCTTGGTGTCGCGGTAGGTGGCGTCCACCTGGTGGGGGATGACGTTGACGCCATGCCGCATGGTGACGGGCGCGAAGGCCTGCACGGTGGCGTCGACTCCGCGAAAGTTGTAGCGGGAGTAGCCGTCGTTGTACTCCTCGCCCTTGGCGATGCCGCGGATGTCCTTGCGGACGCGGAGCCAGGCGAGGTGGACGGGGATCATCTCGGGGTCGTCTTCGCCGGGCTCGTAGTCGACCATCGGTGCGGCCGTGGGTGCGTAGTCCTCGGCGGGTGGCGTGTCTTCGGCCGGGCCCGCGGTGGTGTCGGTGCGGCCGGCGGCTGCGGCGGCCCGCTCGGTGATCGTGGTCATGCGGCGTGCTCCTCACGGACAGAGCGGGGAATGTTCAGCTGGTAGTGGGTGCGGTCCTCGACGCAGTCCGCGTAGGCGTCCGGCCAGCGCTCGGCCAGCCGGGACAGATCGGCGGCGCGCTTGGTGCGCTCGTCGAGCGAGACGTGCACCCGGTCCAGGACCGTGGCGGCCTCGGCCCCGGCGAGCCCGGCGAGGATCCGGGCCTTCGCCGCCTTCTTCCGCTTCTCGGCGGCCACGACGTCCTGGTGCGCGTCGAGGTACTCGTCGACGGCCTCCTGCGTATCCACGTCGCGGGTGATGTCCACGACCCCGGCGCGCTCCGGGTGGAGGCGGCCGTACAGGTCGAGGAGGACGTCCGGGTCGGCGTCGTGGGCGAGGACCGGCGGGCGGCGGTCGGTGATCTGCTGCCAGGCCAGTTCCCCGGCGGCCCGCAGGTCGGCGACGAGTTGGGCGTGGTCGGCGACGCGGATGACGTACTGCCGGTAGTCGTTGCCGCCGATCAGCACGGCGGCGTGGATGTGGTCGAAGCCGCACACGTCGGCCTGCCACAGCGTCTGGACGAGGACGTCGTCCGCGACACCGGCCCGGAACTGGGAGGCCTTCATCTTGTCGCGGCACTTGATCTCGACCGCGCACTTCTCGGCGCCATCGGCGAGCGGGCACTCCAGGACGCGGCGGTCGAGGGTGCACATCTGCCACGGGCGGTCGGTGTTCTGGACGAGGCCGACGCGGCGGACGACCGACCGGTTGCGGCGGGCCCACTCGCGGGCGACGGTCTCCTCGAACGCACGCCCCCACAGGGCGGGTTCGCTGTCGTCGGACTCCAGGGGCAGCCCGCCAGTCTTGTCGTGGTAGACGGAGAGGGCGTTGCCGTAGCGGCTGATGCCGAGGACGGCAGCGATGTCGGAGGAGCCGAGGCCGGAGCGGCGGCCGGTGAGCCAGTCGGCGCGGTCGGCGTCGGCGGGGAGGATGAGGCGGCCGGTGGGGGTGACCCTGCGGCCGGCGGCCGGGGCGGTGGTGGCCGCCCCGGCCTGCGCGGTCGTGCTCATCAGGCCTCGTCCTCCCAGCCGCGGGCGACGTCCAGCGCCCGCTCCAGCGCGGAGGCCAGCGGGAGGCGCTGCGCGGACGGCAGCGTGACCGAGGTGGGCACGCCCTTCTGCCACACGGCGACGGTCACGCCGAGCGCGTCGACGGTGACCTCGGTGCCCCAGCCGGAGCACAGATCCGACCAGGACACGCCCTCGCGGAGGGCCGTCACGAGCTTGGCGACCTCGGGGGTCTTCACCCACTCCTCGACGTCGTCGCTGACGCGGACGATGACGTCGGCCTCGTCCTTGTCGGCGCGGAAGCCGGCGGGGACGACGGTCAGGGTGCCGTCGGGGGTGGTGTAGCCCCACGGCTTGGGGTCGAGTTCGGCCAGGACGATGCCGAGTGCGGTGCGGAAGTCCATCAGGATTCCCCCTTGTTGGTCAGGCTGGTGGTGAAGAACCGGCAGCCGCTGGCGTCGTGCTGGTGGATGTGGCCGCGGTCGCGGAGGGCGGCGAGGTCTTGGCGGGCGTCGCGGACGCCGAGCCCCTCGTAGCCGTGCAGGGCGTACCAGCGGAGGACGCGGCCGGACTTCCAGTGGCCGCCCTGGGTGGCCATGGCGTACAGCAGCTGCGCGCGGCGCGCGGTGTCCGCTGCGATCTCGGGGTCCGGTGCGTCGGCGGCCGGGGTGTCGTCGCGGGTGGTGGCCGCGCGGGTGGCGGCCTTCCGGGCGGCGGACGCCTCCAGTTCGAGGAAGTGGCGGACGGTCGTCTTGGTGACGAGGCGGGACGTGCCGACGGCCATGCGCTGGTTGGCCTTCGCGGCCAGCTCGGTGAGCACCTCGGCGCGGACGTGCGCGTCGTGCTCAGCGAGGAACGCTCGGGCGTCGTCCTCGTACATGGACCCGGCCTCGCGGATGCACTGCACGATGTACTCGGTCTGGTCGGCGGCCCTCATGCGGCGGCACCGCCTTCGCGGCGCTGAGCCGGAAGCGACACCGGAGCCTGCTGCCCACGGCACTCCCACAGCAACGACGCCAGCCGCTCCACCTGCCCGTCGTAGACCCGCACCTCGTGCGCGCCCACCGCCTCCAGGAGCACGGCCACCCGCTCGTCCAGCTCATGCCGGGCGTGCGAGTCCCGCCCGCCGGCCGCACCGGCCAGGTCCCAGATCTCCTCCAGCATGGAGGCCAGCGATCCGGGGTCCTCGGCGTGCATCTCGGCGAGGTCCAGGACAGCGGGGCGCAGGGCGTCGGTGAGGCCGAGGGCGGCGCCGCCTGCGATGCGGGTCACCTGGATGCCGGTGGCGCCGACGCGGATGGTGCCGAGGTTGTGGCGGCGGATGGTGGCGATGAATCGGGCGAGGCGCCCGGCGCGGATGAGCTTCACGACCGGCCTCCGTGGTGGCGGTGGATCAGGCGGGACAGGAGGGAGGGGAGGTCGCTCGCGCAGTAGCCGAAGAACACGGCCCAGGCGATCGCGAACCACATGAGGGCTTCGAGGAAGGTCACGACCCGTCACCCGCCCCGGCGTTCGGGCCCGGCGCGGTGTTGTGCGCGTGCTGCGCCTCACCGATCACCCGCCACCGGCCGATCGCGTCCTCCACCGCGGCGAGCGTGGTGAGGTCGTCGTCTCCGGACGCGGCGTCGGCCAGGTCGGCGAGGAAGCCTTCGAGGTCGTCGGCGTCCATGTGCTTCGCCCACGGCAGCACGGGCGGGTAGCCACCTCCGGTCGGCGCGTCCTCCAGCTCGGCAATCCGGTCCCGGTCCACGCGCAGCTGCTCGGCCGCGTCGGACAGGGCTGCGTTCGTCGTGTGCCGCTCGGCTTCCAGGGCGGCGACCTGGGCCCGCAGCGCGGCCACATCCGGCTCGCCCTCGTCGACCGTCGCGAACACCTTGAAGCCCTGACCCTCCAGAGCGTTCTGAGCCAGCTCAGCAGCCCACTCCGCGTCGGCACGGTCGTCCGCGTTCCACACATTCACCACGACGCGGAAGCCATCGGACGGCTTCGGCTCCGGGCCCGCCGGCATCGGCAGCACATCCGCCGACCCCGCGATCCCCCGCGCCGCCAGCTCGTCCAGCGTCGCCATCACGAAAGTGGGGCACTGGCAGACGTCGGCCAGCGCGTACAGGGCGATCCCGCCCTCCGTCACCGTCCGCCGCGTCCAGCACGCGCCGTCACGGGTGTTGACCACCAGAGGGGCACTCATGCCGCCACCGCCGAAACAGCCGCAGCCGCGCACGACGCCCACACGTTCACCTGCACGTCCCGCCACTTCGCGAAGATGTGGAACGTCGCGTGCGTCTCGCCCTCGTACGCCACCGGCGTCTCGTGCAACACCGCACCCAGCACGTCCGCGTACGCCGCCATGGCCGGCCGGACGTCGAAGTCCGCGTTGTAGGCGACGGTGCCCGAGAGGAGACCGTCGCGGTCGATGCGCCACGTCGCGGGCGCCAGTTCGGGGTGCTCGCTGATGAGCTGCACCAGCGCGGTCGAGGGACCGAGCTGGGGGATCTGAGATGATGCGGCCACGGGGGCCTCACTTTCTGGATGGTGATGGTCGCCGAGTCGTTGGGCTGCTCAGGCCGGCACAGTCGGAGCGGCCCTTCGGCGTTGATGGGGTCAGGCGGCCTTCGCCGCCGACGTCGCCCTCCGCGAAGCGCGGGACGAGGCGAAGACCGCACGCAACTGCTCGCGCAGCTCCGGCCGGAAGGAGGGAGCGGCAGCGACCTGGCGGTCGATGTGCTCCATGTCCTCCTGGCTGAAGGACGCCTGCGCGTCAGCGAGGGAGAACGGCTGGCCGCTCATGCCGTCAGCGCCTTCTGCCGCACCACGGCCAGCCGGAACACCGGCGTGCACAGGACGAGCAGTTCGACACCGATCGCGTGGCAGATGGCTTCAGCCGTCGAGGCGAAGACCTGCTCGGTCTCGCCGCTGAGGATGTTCCCGACCGTCCCGTGGGCGAGGCCGGCCGCTTCCGCGAGGCCTCGTCCGGTCATCTCGGAGCCGGTCTTGGTGCGCCGCATCAGGCGCTTCAGCAGGTCGCGGTCCACTTCGAAGAGTGGCTCTTGCTTCTGGGCTGGTGTGCTCAACGTCCACCTCATGCAATGGATCGCCTAGCGGTGTTGCACCGCTTGGATAGATAGAGCATTGCACGCGGCGGACGATGTGTCCATTGCCTTGGACGGTTGGGTTGTGATTTCGCCAAAGGCACTGAGTGCACTAGCGCCGAGCGTCCATTTGCGTGGACACTCTGTCCGGCGCACTGACTGTCGGGCCATGCGCCACCAGCGGGAATCTGCCTCACGCCCCACTGGTCCCATGGACACCCCACGGCCCATGACGCGACTCGGAGTGGCAGGATGAGCCTCATGACGGCGCACGATCAGACGGCGGCGAACCAGCGGACGCAGTTCCGCGACATCGTCAGCGAGAGGAAAGAAGCTCTCGGCCTCGGCTATCAGAGGCTCGCTGCGCGCTGCGTCGACCCGGAATCAGGCGAGCAGGTCGTGAAGTCCTCCTGGCTGCACCGGCTGGTCACCGGCGAGCCCGTCGAGCCGCCCAGCTACGAGATGCTCCGCGGAATGGAGGCCGGCCTCGGCGTAGACGTGGGCGTCCTGCAGGACGCGGCGTCCGCTCAGTTCTTCGGCACGGAGAAGGTGTTCTCGGAGTCGGCGGAGGCGCAGGCTTTCCTCGAGGACGCCGACCGGCTGACCGCGCAGCAGCGTGAGGCAATCCGGGCGCTGATGCGTTCACTGACCGAGGGTCAGTAATCGGGCAATCCCCCTGAATCCCCGGCAGGATCATTGGCCACGACGGCTACCGAGTGTGATTGTTCCTGTCCGGGTGTAGTCGGAAGATGTTCAAGGTGGCAGCATTGCTGATCCGCCTGGGAAGCGTGGTGTTGCGATAGCCTGCCGGAACGATTTTCGTTCGAACGGGCTATCGAATTTGTGATGTGGCGCGTAGGTGGGGGTTCCATGCCGGAAGACTGCTCGACCGCGACTGTCCGTAAGGCCGTCCGGGCGCAGATCTGTTTCAGTGACGAACTGCCCCTGGGGGCGCGGGGATTCGAGCTTCCGCCAGGGCGCATGATGATGGAGGTCGAGCTCGACGACGTCACGCTGATCATCGTCCGGCCGGGCAGCATGGATCGGCAGCTCTACGACGAGTGGAACAGGTACCTGGACCGCGTCACGAGTCAGGGCAACTGGTCTCGAGATCCCTCCCGCACTGGTCTACTGCGCGTGCTCAAGAGCATGGCCGGTCGCTGACCTGCGAGGCTTGGGGAGGCTTTCATCAGCGTTCGGCCTGCCGACGACGATGACGCTCTTCGCCTTCCTCTCCGTGATGGTCACCTCCGGCTCGCAGGCCGTCTACGGCGAACCGATCTGGGACCCGGTCCAGCTCGCCGCGAAGACCGACAACGTGGTCGGTCTGCTCTTCGCCCTGGTGACCGTGCTGGTGGCGACCCTGTCCGTCAACATCGCCGCCAACCTGGTCTCCCCGGCCTTCGACTTCTCCAACGTCGCGCCGCGCAAGGTCAGTTTCCGGGCGGGCGCGCTCATCACGTCCGTCCTCGCCGTACTGATCTTCCCGTGGAAGCTGTACTCCGACCCGCAGGGCTACATCTTCACCTGGCTCGGCCTGGTCGGCGGGCTGCTCGGCACGGTGGCCGGAATCCTCATCGCCGACTACTGGATCCTGCGCCGCGCCCGGCTGCACCTCGTCGACCTGTACTGCCGGGGCGGCCGCTACTGGTACGGCGGAGGCTGGAACTGGCGTGCGGTCCTCGCGTTCGCCGTCGGCGGCGTCCTGGCCATCGGCGGCGCGGACTTCCACCCGCTGGTCGACGGCCGCCCCGTACCGTTCCTCGAACCGCTGGCCGACTACGGCTGGGCGGTGGGTCTGGGCACGTCCCTGATCCTCTACCTGGCCCTGATGCTGCTGCCCGCCACCCGGCCCGGTGCCGAGGCGGCCGGAGCGGATCCGGCTCGCTCCGGAGGCATCCCCTAG